ATTTGTCCTTCTCTGAAGACCAAATCATTAACTAATTGTATTAGTTGTTGTTTGTTTTGTGCTTTATAAGCCCTATAATTAACGAATGGGAGGGAGTATTCTACCCCATTACTAGAAGTAATTGTTGTATTATCCCCTCCAGTTTGGAATAAAATAGTCGTAATTGGCTGATTTTCGGTTGAGAATGATTGAAAGTTTTTCATGATTTTTTGTGATTGTTTTGTTTGGATAGGCAAAAGACAAGCTTTTGCCTAATAATCGAAGGTGACTTATTTAAATTCGTCAGGGTAAATATTGACTATTTACCCCTGAGTGCCTACGATTGTTTTGTTTGGGTATATTATGGATGCCCTAAAACCTTCTCCAGTTCAAATGCGTATTTGAAATGATCAGGTGTTCTTGTGGCTGTACCATTAATATTTGGAACCATTCTTAGCTTGTATATGTTTACAGCAAGCTTATAACGTTTAAGGAAAGGAATGCCAGTTGCTTTAAACAACTTGCCTTCCATAGCATCAACGTATAGTCTATGGTTCTGGTAAGAAATCTGTTCTTGGAAAAGATACGTTGTCTTTTCCTCAGAAGTTTCTTGTTGTGGTGATTCTTGTTTAACAGAATTGGTTTTGTTATCAATTCTGTGAACTATGCTGTTAAGAGCAAGAGTTCTGTCATCAATTACACCGAGTTGTTTATTGATGTGTTTGTGGGTTTGAGTGAGTTGTTGGCTTAGTAAAACTAAGCCTGCGAAGATGATGAGGGCAAGAATGCCAGTGCATGCGATGATTGTGTTTTCCATGATTTTTGTGTTCTTGATTGTTGTAGACTAAAGTCTACTGGTAGATATGGGTTAAATTAACCCATTAGTATCAGAGATAGAGTTCTTCAATTACTTCAGTAGCTATTCGCATAGCTTCATCGTAATCATCAATATCCTTTATAACTCCACCTTTTAAGTTATTAACTTCATAAATATCGGTACGATAATATGAATAACTTATTAAGACTTCTGGTGTGAGTTTTCTTTTAACCCTGTAAGAAATTTCTGGTTCTTGATCAAAACCAGTTTCTTTTAGTATTGCCTCTCTAGCGAGAGGCAAGACATTAGTATTAAGGAAGTCCACAAAGAATGTTATAACTTCTTTGGGATCACTTAATTCAGGGTTAGGAAACTTATTAAAGAGAATCTTTTCAGTTTCCTTTTGATCAATCAGTTCATACTCTGTGAGTATCTCACTTTCTATAAGATCACAAAAAATGTTTTTTGTTCTCTCATGTGTATGATCTAAGTCAACGCTGTTAAGTATTGTAAGTAATTTAATGTGTTCAATTACTTGAGAGTGATTGTTGTGTTGTGTAGTAGGTGTACTCATGATTTTGTTTGTGTGGTAGTAAGGAATGTCCTAGGACATTCCTATAAGATGATGTTGCGATAAGGATTCTCTTCTACAGAGAAATCTCTTTTATCTTCTGGAAGCATAGATGCATGTGACCAGAATTGTGAATCAAGATAACCTATAAGAGAGGAATCGGTATTGGGATCTTCTTTGAGTTTCTCAATTTGAAGATAAGATTTCTTGAAAGTATCCCATACCTGTTCCTGATTGATAACTGATTGTACTTTAATCTTATGAATAAGATTTGCGTACTTATCAATAATACCATTCAGTTTAGTTATAGAATTCTTTGATACAGCAATGAATTCATTCTGTGCTGTAATAAGATTTAAGTTGGCATTGTGTGCATTGGTAAGCTTCTCAATAAGCTCTCTTTGATCAAGAAGAGTTTTCATCTGATCTTTGATCAGATTGTTTGAGCTTTTGTTAAGGATGACAAAAGCGATTGTCATTAAGATGACGAAACCCGTAAGGGTAATGGTGATGATTGTATCTGTGTTCATAGTAGTTGTTCTCAACGGGGTCGTATCCCTTCAGTGGTGTTAACCATAGGTTAAGCACCCATAATTTTAAAATAAAATTTACCGAAGGGATAATGGTGTTAAAATTGGGTTAGGCACCCAAAATTTTTGAGACCACCAAACCATAGCTTAGTGGTCTCAATTGTAAAAGTGTTTCAGACTAGTAAAGACTTGAACCTTTCGAGGTTCTTGCCTTTGATAATCACGCGGTTGTCCCCGCATGGGCTGTTGGTAATCAGTTGCTGACCCAACTTCCAATTGCCGGCTTGCTCGGCAATTTTGGAGATCTCTGCTCTAGAGCACCATACTTCCAGAACTGGTTCTGAAAGGATCCTCTCACGAGCATGTGTGAAGCATACCTCAGTATGCTTTTGTTGGAATTGCAATCTCATGATGGATCACCATAAATAGATGCTTGCTCATGACCATATCCCGTAAAGCGGTGACCTGGACTTGGACGACCTGCCATAGGTGGCTCATCGCTATCGTCAAAGTCTCCTGGGAGATCTCCTTCCGCACCTGGAAAGTTTATTGCTTCAGCATCTGGCGGGACTATTCCCGCACATTCGTCTGAGCAGAAGTCCCCTGCTGGGTAACCAACTAGGACTTCACTTACGTATCCACATACTGTGCAGGTATGTGTGGTAGTCATGTCCTTAGAGGACGTAGGGACGAGATTGGTTGCGTCAAATGCGCTCACCAAGGGAGTTGCAAACATAGTAGTTTACTTAGGGTTGTACCCGAAATCGGGTACAAAGGATTGAGGGGAGAATGAGCAATAAGTGCTCTTACTCCCAAAGGGACTAGAATCGCAAGCTCGCTTGCGTAGGGCTACTACCCCTATTACGCAGAATGCGAGTAGGAATAGTCCGAAGCATAGCTTACCCTTGTTCATAACCACCTACCAAAGATAGGTAGCATGATGTGTTCGTCAATGAACACAAAGATTGTAGTGGCATAGGTTGCTAGTACTAGCATGACCAAAGCCATTGCTAGTACTAGGACAACTTGCCCAAAGGGGGTAAGACGATCAAACATCGCTTTCCTCACCCTTCCAGTCGAGACCTTCTGGTGCTGTACCACCAGTTGGATCGTAAAACCGATCCGTTTCAAATGCGGTCTTCCCGCATTCTGCGATATAACATGGATCGCATTGATCCACGTCTTCGCATTCGTTAAGGAATAAGCCACCGCAGTCCCCACATTTGCACATGTGCAAATGTCTTTGGAATTTGAACTCCAAACTTGGAGGGAGATTAAGGGGCAAAAACCCGAAGGCGGTAAGGTCGCCCATCAGGTTTATGTGACCTATGTCCTTTTGGGGCATAAGCTTCCAATTAACTCCATCCTTGGAACGGGCAAAATATCTCCCGTTTACGAACAGACCGAGAAAGTCGCTGTTTAACGAACCTCTCATGTCAATGGTCATGTCTTGAACTGTGAAGCTCAAGATCGTAAATACATCTTGTCCTGTGGACGTAGTGGATATCGCTGCGTTAAGAACGCGCGCGCAAAGTTCTGATAACATGATTTTAATTTTACCGACTCAAATAAAAGGAAATAATCCCCGTGAGGGGATTATTTCGATGGGAAATTAGATCTTGAACAGATCTAGCTTTACACGCCATAGTTCTGGCGTGACGTTGAACATCCCAACTGGTTCAAGCTCACCAATCGGTTCAAACAAACTGGAACCATTGGTTCGTAACCAATGCACCAATGTTTGGTTCTCGCTCCAGGTTTTGACGACGATCTGGTTCTCCGACCTGGATCGGATCACCTGCTCTTCGCTGAAGTCCTCTGGCTCCAATGCCGTTGTTAAACGTGCATAGGGTTCGCCTTGCTTCGTGTAAACCTGGACAGCAATCTGTCCGTTTACGTACTCCTGGAACTGGAACGCATAGTTCCCAAGAGTAACGGTCTTGCCAGCAATTACGCTAGGAGTGTTGAATGCGGCTGCGCGAACGCTCGCCTTTTTACATGTTGCCATGATTGTACCTATTGAAAACGTAAAGGGAATAGTACCCGTTAGGGTACTATTCTGGTGTGCCTCCTTAAAGCTTGCCCCCATTGATGGTGGTATTCTGCTGACTAGTCTTGTCTGCCAGATCCGCGAGGATCTGGTGCACACGGGCACGACTAGCCTCCGTTGCCTTGCTCAACCTAATGTCTGCTACATCAGACACCTGGTTGAACTTCTTCCTACCGAAGAAGCAGACCGCAATTGCGGTTACTGCTCCTACGATGAACGCGACGATGAGTTGTACCAGGGTGCTCATGCGGACACCTTCTTACCAAGCACGAATGTGACAGGGTTGATGTGACGTAGCCACATCACTGGTGTTGGTGCGTTGATGTTAGCAACCGAACTCACATATGATGAGAACACCTTAGTCCACATGGGATTGTCCATACCATCAACCACATGGTAGCAGTTGAGTTCTGTACCAGCAGGGAATCGTCCTTCCCAATTGCTATTAAAGAAGGTAGCGAATCGTACCTTCTCGTCTGTAGTCACGTTGACCACATACACGAAGTCACCTTCTGTGACCATGATGTGCTGGGCATCTACTTGCCCAACGAATGTCTTGACCTCAGAGGTCGTAGTGATGAGATTGGCTGCGTTGGTAACGCTCGCCGTCATGATTGTACACATGGTATACCTGGGTTTGAAGCATAAGACTAACGCTTACGCTCCGAAACCCCAAGTCGCAGACGTGACGGAAAAGAATCTGAAACGTAGTTTCGATTCTTTTACCATACCGAAGGTTGGGCGAACACGCAGTGGAGCAAAAAGACCCTGGCCCTTGTAAATCAAACCACCCCCTATTATATATCCTATATACATTGATAAAATTAATTCTGGGTTCTAGGTATGGAGAATAAAATTATTCCCTAGAAAATTACCCCTGGGGTCTTAGAAACACCCCACCCCATCTGTATATGTTGGTATGGGTAGAAATTAATTAAACCCCCCTCCTTCAGACCCTTACTTTGTTTTACTTACTCACCCTGCGGGTGGTAAACAAACAAGTTTGCATTTACTCAATTTATATTCTATAAATTGGCAATGCAATTTATTAAATTGCATTACTCACTTTGTGTAAACACAAACTGGTAAAATAAGTTTTACTTATTTTTACTCTATTTAAATAACTGGTATTATTTACCAATTATTTTATAGGTTTTTTTATGAATAGCGGCAAAGCCATAACCAATACTCCTCCAGCCACATGGGGAAAAGAGTATTCTAACACTACAAAAATTATTTCCCCTGATGTTCAGGTTGCCCAAGGCAAAACATTTGATAAAGCATTTTCTGATGTTTGCCTTTTGAATCTTGCATGTGAAAAGGCTAAAGAAGACTTTAGGTATATTGTATCAAAGCGGAACAGTATAATGGGGTTCTCTAAATGTGAAGGTAAAGTTTTTGCATACCTACCTTGCAATGAACCTCTCCTCAAACAACCCAAGTCAGTTAAGTTTATTTCGGAGCATGCTATTGTAGCACCAAGTGAATTAGAAAAAGAAATTTGGTTTGTTGTAAAATACCCCTAACTTTTTTGTAGTTTTTTACGTATACTATATTGTATGTTAGAAAATTACAACGACCCCTGGATTGGTGTTGACCTTGACGGGACATTAGCTGAACATTTACCTGAGTTTGATATAAGTAAAATTGGCCCACCCATTCCTGCAATGGTAAGCACAGTTAAAAGTTATTTGGCTAATGGTAAGAAAGTAAAAATCTTTACTGCCAGAGCATCCCTTATTTTTGATTTATCTTGGGATGAATATAATGCACAAGTAAAGGAACCTATAGATGAATGGTGTAGAATCCATATAGGTGAAGCACTCCCAATTACATGTTCAAAAGATTTCTATACCATAGGTATAGTTGATGACATTGCCGTACATGCCTATAAGGGAGATATTTATAATGCTGGGACACACCTAGCATTGAAAGCACAGTTTGACCACTTACAAGAAAAGTATAATAAGTTAGAAATACAGGTAAGTAATTTACAAGAGGATATTGCCTACCGAGACATAGCTATAACAAGCCTTAAAGTAGATGTTAAGGAGAGGAGTCAAAGTCTGGTAGAGATGATTTTTGCGGAAAACCCTAGAGTGGATAAGATCACTAAAGAAACAATTGAATATCTTCAAAAAGATATTGAAGACTTAAAAGAAATCATTAAAAACTACGCTGATGATGAAAAGCAAAGACAAGAACAAGAAAGAAAAGTTCAAGACGTATCTGAAATGCTCAGAGGAAGTTGGAAACCAAAAGGAAATTGGGATTTAAACCAACAAGAAAACACACAATAATTACTCTCTCAGAAACATGGAAAACTTAAAAGAATTAATTGATAATAACTACGGAATTTTAATCTGTAAAGGTGCTACTGTAAAGGAGTCACAAATAGAAGAAGATGACTTTACTGCTAGGATATTTAAACACCCATTTGTAGAAGGAACAATATCTTACATGATATTTTCAAAAGACTTAGATGAAGTTATGGAAGCGTTGTCCAACGTTACTTTAGAAGCTGTTGAGCTATCAATAAATAACCCCACATATATAGAAAATGAAGATTGATCACGAACGTGTCATTATTGACATTAAAATTGAAAAAGGTGAGCATGATTTTTTTACTGGTATAGATCTTAGTAAATATATACAAACATCAATAAGATCACAGCACAATGGTAAAACTTATAAAAGTTATTATTTAGTAAACCCCGAACTACGTTATTCTTGTTTAAGATTAGAAGATGTTGTTCTTGATGTGATAACTGACCAAGTAAAGGACCATGTTAAAAAACATTTAAAAACTATTGATTTAGATACCCTTGGTCTGACTATTGTTCCTCACGCCTTAATGGATAAAGATAAGGGTATACTTTTAAATACGGAGACTGGACAATATGTTGCTGGTTTTAATATTGGAGAAAGTAATGGGGATAAAACTTAAACAAGAAACTGAGGAACAAAAAGTATACATGGCATTTATAGAAAAGACTACAAAGATTGTACAGGCATGGCCTGAGTGGATGAAGTGTTTAGCTCCACATATTAAGGAAAATAAAAATGAAATTTAAAGGAAGTGTGGACTTAGTACAAATATATGATGGGATGCAAAACTATAGTGCCGAACTCAAATTAGTAGAGGGCGGAGACGTTATTTTAAAAGTTGATGGAATGCCAGATGCTGTATTAAGTTATATAGGCCCACTTTATATTAAGTTTGCTATTCCATGTACACAAAAATCATATCCACTTAATTATAATGAGGGATGGGGTACAAATGTAGAATTTGGTATTATTCCTAAAATTACAGAATCAAAATCAGCTTCTATACCTAGAAAAGGAAAAACAATTGAAGAAACTGTTGGGGAATTAAGTGAAGATGATGTTAGGGAAAGATGTATTGGTTTAGCTAACATGGTTGAAAGACAACAGGGAGAAATCAATAAACTAACAATGGAGTTAAAAGAAATCAAAGATTATCTAAAAGAAAATGAAGAAGCACTTGATAAGTAAATTTATTCTAGCATTTTGTTTATATATTTGTTGTGGGTGTAATAACCCTTCTCCCCCACCAAGTATAACACTTTACATGAAAGAAGATGAAAAAAGTGTTTTCTCTAAAATCACAAGACAACCAGATGCGGTAATTTTAAAAGGAGAGATTACAGAATACCATTGGGAAGGAGTAGGAAGTGACATCCCTATATTTCAAACTACTGGAGCAAGGCAACTACATTTTAAAGATGGTAAGCTTGTAAGCTATAAGTACCTTTGGGATAATGTAACTGTAAAAACATTAAAGAATGAAAAAATACTTAATATACGAAATTGAAGAAGTTACTAATGAACACAAAGATGGGAGAGTTATTTATAAGTACCCATTTGGTGATCGCATAAAATGGAATGGTGAAGTTTGGGTGTGTTTGGATCTTCCTGATGATAAATACACTCATGGACACCACTATAAGGACAATGTAGTTACCCACCACCTTCCTAATGGTCCAATATCCCCTGATCAAGCTGTTGAGGTTGAGGAGTGCCGTATAGAGAAAATCAATGTTGCATGGGGTAGATCGCATGATCTTGGGGTTGTTAACCCTGGACCATCGTATGATCCGTACGTCTACCTAGAAGGCACCAAAGTAGGTGTATTTGAAATACCAACAAAGAAATGAGTTTAGGAAATTTAAATAGTTTAAAACTCAGGGCATGGGCTAGGGATGTTAGAATTGCTTTTGGTGGTAATATCTATTTAGTTGGATCAGCCACCAAAACTAAAGAATGGAGAGACGTAGATGTAGTTTGTATGCTTAACCTAGAAGAATATACAAAACTTTTTGGAGATTCATATGGACATGGAAACTTAAAATGGGAAGTACTTTGTACAGCAGTTTGTATTTGGGGAACAGAAGTAACTGGACTACCAATTGATTTTAAATTCCAAGAAATTGAATTAGCAAATGAAACACATAAAGGAAATCGAGAACCTTTATCTACTTCGCTTGACACTATAAAAAAAGGATATCCCTTAAGAACAGATAAAAAATGAAGAAAATAACATTAGTAACAATGGATGATTGGACAGCTGTTTACGTTAACGGTAAGTTAATGGCAGAGAACCATAGCGTTAGTAATGATGAATTACTAAAGGTCTTAGGTATATCGTATGAGAGTATTACACTTGAAGATGATACATGTATTATGGACTTTCTACCACAAAAACTTGAAGATTTGGATAAAATAGAAAACGTAAAGTTAACTAGAGAATTCAGAAGCAATTAAAAGGAAAACATAAAGATGAAATTTAGAGGAGTTGTAACATCAGCACAAAAGGTAGATGACAGGATACTGTGTGAAGCAGAGGTAACCCCATTCTTCCACCCATACGTAGAAGATTACAAAAATCATCTGCTTGTTGAGGGTGCTCAAGACGTAGTTATAGAAAGGTTTAAACCTATGGAACTTAGTTTTACCGTACCGCAAGGTAATGGGGAGAATAATAGTCTCTACTCCCACAAAGGTGGGATGGGAATTATGGTGACATTGGATATAGCATCTGATGAACCAGAACTAAGTCCAGAGACAATTGAATCTATTGAAAAAGCTGACCCTAAAGATCTTGTAAAAGAATTTATTGCATTAGCTAAAAGACTAGAGCGAAAAGAAAAAGAAATCAAAAGATTAAACGAAGAACTAGAAAGCTTGTATACAGTAAAAGAACATTATACGGCAACATAATACCACACAACAAAGGAACATAATACCGCAAGGTATATTATACAACGAAGGGTCGTAGATATGAGCACGTTAGTGCCATTAAATACGACAAAGGAGTGTTTAATGACAACAGATGCAAAATTAGATTTATTAAAAGAAATGAATGCCGAGCTACAATTGGCAATTGAGACAGTACTTGCTGATGCAAGGTTTGCTACACTAGCAAGCAAGTTTAAAATAAAAGTAACAAACGAAGTGGACCTTGGCGGTGTTATTGAGAACCCGAAATTATCAGCTAGTTTGTCTGTAAAGTGATAAATAATGCGATTAGAGCAATACCCAACAACTTTATCAGACACCATCCACGAGCTCGTTGCTTATTTAGTTGTATCTGATAAACCACCATTAATAGGTGTATTGGTACCTAAAATGGAACATGGGAGAGACTTCATCAGAGATTTAAGGTCTGCACTTTACAAGAAAGGACTAGAACATTTATATACCCACAATAAGTTTATAATATCTGATTATGGGTCCCTTTCAGACAAGTTTAGAGGGTACGACCTTGATCTATTTATAAATGTATTAGACTTAAACTATCCTAATCACCCTAAAAGAGTTGATTTAGATGAAATTTATTATAAATGTAGGCTAGAAAAGAAAAATATAGTTACTGTTATTAACTTTTAAACGTATATAACTATGATGACTATTGCAGAATACAAACCACAACCACCTATGACTAACGAATACGCAAACAATAATAAGCACGACATTGAAATTAAATATTTCTATGCAAAAGATGATTATGAGTTTCAAAATGAACCAGTTAAAGTAATTATTAAAACGATTACAACTTCTGTAGAGGATACTCCAACACATACATATGAAGCTACTGAAAACGTAAAAGAATATGTAGAAGAAATGTTAAAAGTGTTTAATCTAGCTACAAGAATTGGAAAAGTTATTACACTACAAGTATCTGAGGAATAAAAAGTATTAGGGAGCCAAAAGCTCCCTTTTTAATGAGATAATATAATGGACGGATTAAAAGAAGGACTATCTACTTTTAAGAATAATTTAGATGGCAATTTAAAAGGCAAAGCAAAGTGCTTTAATGATATTCTGGAAAACCACGGTGAATGTCAAATTGTTCTTGCTTCTGGAACTATTCATTCCCTTCACTTAGGTGATAAGGGATATTTTGATGAATCGGTTGTTACATATGCTGACAAAGAAGGTAACTATATTTGTATCTTCTGGGATCAAGTAGAATCTGTTAACTTCCACTTAGGGTACAAGGATTAATATATGAAAGACGCACTAACACCAGCTAACGTTACTTTTATTGTTGAAAACAATGATAGGGTCTTAACACGATTAGACACTGTTACAGGGTTTAACATTGACCTTCAAGAAGATAACAACCTCAAATTAGATTTAGAAGTTGTCTATACTACAACTCCAGAAACAAACGATCAACTAACAATAAATAATTTAAATGAAGATGAACTACTAAGGCTTTATATTGTCCTAGGTTATTCTGTTTATGTTGTTGGTGGGTGGATTGAAACAAAGAATCTTGGGTTATCTGCATCAGTTCCTGACTCTGTTATTACTGCACGTATTGAAGTAATTGGAGAGTATGAAGTTGTAGATATGAAGCACCTTGAAAACATTACTTCATATTTAGCTAAGGCTGTTAAGGAAGAAACTGAAGCACTACAAGCAATACACAATGAAATCATTAACAACTTTAATGAACGCAACAATACAGAACACACAAGCTTTGAAGACTTGTTAGGTTCTATTAATAACAATGAAAATACTGGGTGTTGTGGCAATAACGGTTGTGGTTGTCAAGATACTGTAACCACAGTAACAGCTTATCCAGAAAACCTGATTACAAATGCTGATCCAGGTGATGAAACAAAGTATGAATCAGAACCAAAAGTTATGTCTTTTGAGGTAACTAAAGGAAATCTTTCAAGAACTACTGACACATTAAAAGAGCTATTCAAAGCATGTGACGTAAAATGGATTAGCTTAGTTGACGACTTACCAGAAGTTGAAGGCTTTGAACCTGCATCTATGCTTTACCAATACTTTAAAGAAGCACATCTTTTAGGGTTGTTAGTACAAATGGCGGATATTTTACATGGAGAGGATAGAGAAAACGTATTTCTTTATGTCTATTATCGGTAAAACACAATAAAAATCCAATAATTTAAGCAAATTAAGCAGATTTTTCAAAAAATCTGCTTTTTTTGTAAAAAAATCTCTCTCTATGTGAAAACAATGGAACTTTTTTAAATAAAAATCGTTACATTATATATAAACTAGAACTTTGACAATTTAATACAGCTTTTAATCCGAAAATCGTCCAATCCTCATGGACGACAATTAAAAAAGGGTTTCCTTATTGTGGGGTTTTCTACCTTTCCCCACTCGCGATTTATCTGGATATAGCTCAGTTGATAGAGCGGGGCCTTTGGGAGGCTCAGGTCGCTGGTTTGAGCCCAGCTATTCAGACCAAGTTTCCTCTAGCATGGTAGAGGACAGGGTGACACACCATCTTTGTAGTATTTTCGTAGTGTTGTCACCCATTTTTAAGGGTTTGGATTGTCCTCTTTGGGTTTTATAACTTGCAATGGTACCAAACCGAAACTGAGGTTCAGTGCGCTGAACCTTTTACGCATCTATATTGTGGAGGAACTGCATACCACTCTGTCACAGTGGAGGTCCGGGGTCAGTACCCGGTAGGTGCGCCATTTTTTGTGAGGGGTAGTGTAGGATGTACAGGTCGGTCTCCAAAACCGTACCTCAAGGGTTCGAATCCCTTACCCACTCGCCAATGTACGGTGGAGTTGGCCTAATGGTTAAGGCAGAAGTTTGTGGAACTTTTTATACCAGTTCAATTCTGGTACTCTACCCCAATTTTATAGCACTACTAGGTAGGTATGGACTCTCATAAGGTCCAATACAGTGATTCAAGTTCACTTAGTGCTCCCAAATGACCGCATCTTCTAAATGGAATAGGAATCTTGGTTTTCACCCAGGACAATGTGGGTTCGAGTCCCATTGCGGTTACCAATATTAGGAATATTATTATGGAAGTACCAGTATCTCCGCTATATGCGGCACTTAGAAAAAAACCAGAAATCTTGAAAAAGGTTAATAAGGCACTAGCAAGAGAAAACGTTGCCTACGTTCGGTGGAATGGTCAACTTTATGTCATAAAATGCAGTTTTAACTAGTTTCCTGCTCAAATAAACTAGGTATGGGAATGTAGCTGAGTCGGTACAAGCGTCCGCCTGAAGAGCGGAAGTACGTAGGTTCGAATCCTACCTATCCCACCATTTTATAGTTACTTTTGACCTTGTTTTTACGTATAATATAGTGTACAATGAAAAAAAACACTATATCAAAAAGGTAAAAAAGGCGAAATTAGGGAGTGGTCTGTTTGGACTGAAGGGGATAAGGTCTTCTCTGAGTTTGGATTAGTTGGTGGTAAGTTACAGGTAACTAGTTATGTATGTGCCGCCAAAAATGAGGGTAAGACAAACGAAACGACACCTGAACAACAAGCAATTTTAGAGGCAGAAGCTCTTTATATTCACAAACTAGATAGAAAATACTCTAAAACTATTGAGGAAACAGAGGAAATTTCTAGATTACCAATGCTTGCCCATAGTTATGATAAAAGTAAACATGATGTTACTGGGTGGTATGTACAACCTAAACTAGATGGTGTAAGGTGCATAGCTATGTGGGAAGATGATAATGTTGTACTCCTTTCTAGACAAGGAAAAGTGTATAATGTCCCCCATATTAGTAAAGAATTGGAGTCTTTCCTACCTAAAGATACTATATTTGATGGTGAACTTTATATTCATGGTAGTTCCTTAGAATCCACTATTTCTCTAGTTAAGAAATACAAGCCAGAATCAATTAACTTAGAATACCATGTATATGATGCACCATTAGTTATGGGTGCCGAGAATTTACCGTTTAAAGAACGTTATTTAACCTATGTTGCACTTATTGTTGTCCACACAGAGACTTATAAAACCAATCCAAAGGTTATTGGAGTACTTTCAAAAATAACAAAAACAGGTCAGGAACAGGAAACTTGTTTTGGAGAGAATTTAGAGGCAGGATATGAGGGAAGCATACTTAGAAACCCAGAATCAGCATATGTTTGGAAACATAGGTCTAAAGACCTGCTAAAAGTAAAGCAATTTGTTGACGAAGAGTTTGAAGTTATTGGGTATAAAGAAGGCATTGGTAGGATGAAGGGTGCAATTATCTTTACTTGTAAGAATAATACTAACCCTGACCAAACATTTGATGTACTACCTAAAACAACTATGGAAAACAGAGCAAAGATGTTTGAAAATGGTGATTCTTATATTGGTAAGAAATACACTGTAAAATTCTTTGACAGGACTGATGATGGACTACCTAGATTTCCAATTGGGTTAGCTTTCAGAGAGGATATTTAACAATTTGAGCTTGGGTAGCATAGCGATCTAATGCACTTACCTTGTAAGTAAGACATCGTGGGTTTGAATCCCACCCCGAGCTCCATTTTAAGAAACAATTTGTCACTACTGACGACAGTGGGATGTCGGAGCGGTTGTAGCCCGCTTGCCTTACGGATAAGGGGTTCGAATCCTCATAGTGGCACCATTTTTATATGACAAGAATAAAAACAAACAAAACCATTGCTATATTTGACTATATTTCTAAGAAGATACCTGATTTATACCCTGAAACAACAGCAAAGATACTTTATTGTTTAGATAAGAAAGCGATAACTGAAAGGAATATTCCTGTTACACATGCTAATTTTATTGTTAAAGAGAATACTCTATCATTCTTAGAATATGAAAAACTTTTATCCACATACTTCAAAAAACAAAAAGCAGGATTTAAAGGAAACATAAAAGACTTCCTTTCAGAAAACGAAGAAACATTTCTAGAAGAAACACTAAAAGAATATGAGAATTTTCAAGTAAATTTAAAAGATGGTTTGATAACTTTTAAAGACTTTTTAAGTGATTTAAATTTAACAGAAAAAGAGCTCTATGATAGGTATGAGGATCATTTAGATAATGATTTTTATAAAGAAGAGACAACAGAGTAATTTGGAGAGTTGGCAGAGTGGTTTATAGCGGTTCCCTGCTAAGGAATCGGGGTGAAAGCCCCCACAGGTTCAAATCCTGTACTCTCCTCCATTTTAAGGAAAAGTGCTAGAGCGGTTAATTAGGCTTGCCTTGAAAGCAAGAGGGCTGAAAGGTCTCAAGGGTTCGAATCCCTTCTTTTCCTCCATATTTAAGGGTGGTTAGCATATCTGGGTTATTGCAATAGACTGTTAATCTATATTAGAAAAGTTCGATTCTTTTACCACCCTCCAAATGCGAAATTGATGTAATGGTAGCATCCCAGTTTTCCAAACTGTTCGTAAGAGTTCGAATCTCTTATTTCGCTCCAATTTATGCGCGATTAGTGTTCTGGTGAACACGCTATCTTTACAAGCTAGTTTAGCTGAGTTCAATTCTCAGATCGCGTACCAATTTATGCCCCATAGTTGTACAACTATGGGGTTTTTTGTTCTCTATTAGATGTAGGGGTTAATATGATTTTTGATGGGAAGAAAACAATACTGAATGCCAACAATGGTGTTAGATATGATTTAGGTATACATAAGTTACCTATGGATAGCGTATTTGGGGAACAGTCATTTTCTTTCCCCTCTTTAGGAGTTACCAGTTTCTTAGCTGTAACAGCAAGTGCTTCTGGTTTTATTAGATTGGGGTATCAAACAGACCCTGCGGCGGGGTATTAAATAAATGAATTTAGATGGAAACCAACCAATAAAGAATAAAAGAACAACAAGTGCTGATGGTATTGCTTATGATGTTTTAAACCTAAAATTTCTAGGTGATAGTAAGATACACGAAGCTTTTCCAGGTGCTAACCTACCTGTTACTGGGTTTGTAGCTAGTTCAACTGGTGCTCTTAATGTTACCAAGTATATTAGCGGAACAGTAACTCACGAAGGTGTTGCTAATAGTGAAGGTCTACCTCTTACTATTGAGTTCTGGAGGGGTCTTAATTATTTTGGGAAGATTAACGTTACTTTAGGTAGTGCTGGAGTATTTTCTACCTCTACAACTGTGCCTCATGGGTCTTACAAACTAATCCTAAAATCAGGTGCTCCATTCTTAAACAAAGCTGTGTCTAATGTTAGTATTAGTGCAACTTCCGCAACAGGTGTGACTGGGTTATTATTTACAGGTGATGTAAATGGCGACGGTATTGTAGGTGAATTTGAGCTAGCTGGAAATCTTGAATTCAATGGAAAAACCAGTGGTGATGGTGATTGGAATACTGTTATAACAACTGGAGCATTTAAAGGGTACAAACCATCACAATTTGATGTTGATGGGGATGGAGAAATTGGTCCTGGCGACATGGATAACACAGGACGAGTTCACGATACACCATAATTTTCAATAAAATAAACTAGAATAGGTTACCCAATGGGTAACCTATTTTTATAAATAATCTTCCAGTGAATCTTGTAAAGCTTTTCCTATACCAAGCATCTTCTTTGAATTGATAAGTAACTCTTCTGCTGTCATATGTTGTACAACCCCTGTTTCTAGGGCATTAACAGCTATTTTCTGGCTTGCATACGAAACTGCCATATGCATACCAAGCTGAACACCCAATCCTACAAGCCCTGAACCTGTCTCATTATCAAGGGCATTAGCTATCCTACCAATAAGTTTGTTCTTGCTTTGTGATTCAATGATAAGTTCTGCCGCTTTCTGGTCTCTATATATGTCTCCCCAGTTACCAGCAGCAACAAAGTTATCAGTTTCAAATATGCTAGTTTTAAAATGTTGGCTTACACCCTCATGTCTAAAAGCAACTGCTTGTTGTGCTCTCTCTAACGGATCTATAAAACCTGTTTTAATTTTTGCCAGGAATTCTTCTTGGTTACCACCATGTTTTGCGTATATCTCATCAAAATTAATAAATCCATTTTTAGCTGATGCTTGGAATTCTGGTCCAAGGTCTTCCACAGATAACCTACCCTCATTAACAGCAGTTTGAATAACTTCTTGGTATCTTGCAATTTCATTTGACCTTGATCTTGCTTGGTTTATGTGCATTAAGATGTCAATCTCTTTTCCATCTTCATCTTGAATACTATCAACAACACTCACAACTCCCTTATCACCCAATAGTGAAACTAGTTTAAAGTTTTTAGAGATTACCCTGTCAAGACCTTCATCAGTAGTAACATACTGTCTTTTACCGTTGCTATCATCGTATCTATAAAGATTTTTAAATTCTTCTGTGAGCTTTCTCCTCATTTCCTTAAGCTCTGTTGGTGTTAGTCGTCTATCCGTACTATTTACTCTAGCTTCTCCAACTCCAAACTCTACAAATGAAGCTAATGCCGATTCAAAATCATCTGCACCAATAGTTGGACCAACTCGTAACTGAGCCTTAATCTTTGCCGCCGCCCTATTACTAAATTGTTTTGAAATTAAGATTAAACCTTCATCTGCCCTTTTTAGACCTAAAGACGCACTAGGATTAATCATATTAAAATATTCTTCTGATATTTCAGTTTCAGCTAATGCAACCCTGACCTTACCTAATGCGGTTCCACCAATTGTTTGTCTTTGAATATCAGACATTCTTTTAGCTAAGTCTCTTGGCATAAAGTAGTTCTTATTTGTACCTACTGGGGTAATTTCACCTGCCCTCTCCCCCATAGTCATTAATAAATACCTATCGCTTTCTGAACCAGTATTTTTTCTATTAAAACCACCAAACTTTTTAAAGGCTTCCATCATTATGTTTGCCTTATGCTCGGATTTCATGCCAAGATGTTCAGTATCAATACCCAACGTACTTGACATAGCACTTATTGTAAGAGAATCAATACCATCATCTGCTACACCTTTTAATTGAATCCCATTCTCACCCCACCCATAGTTTTCAATCCTAGCATCAATATTATTACGACCACCAACAGCAGCAACAATGTCTCTTAGGTGTCCTTGTACTGCCGTCATTAGGTCTCTTCTATGTGTAAGGTCATATCTTCTAATAATTTCTTTATGGGTTCTTGATACTTCTTCCTTATTAGTGCTACTTAATCTATTAATAAGGTCTTGGATAATTGGTGTATCATCTTGAGTTGGTGCTTGATGAACTCCCTGATACGCTTCAAAAATCTTTTTTCTGAAGCCATCATTATCATACATTAATTTGTTTTTTATATCACTAGCACTAAAACTACCTTGCTCTGGAGCTTCTAGAAACCCTCTAGAACCAGCAAATCTACTATCTTGAAGCCTTCTTTCTAGTTCTAATGCAAGGTATTGTTCTCTGTTAAGCATTGTCATTTTGCTGCCTTGCATAGCTGCAACATTGCCCATAACTGATACACCAATAATATCATCCTTTGAAGGTCCTACTAAGTTACCATTAATATCCCTGATTAGAATTGCAAGCGGTGAAGCTGTATAGTCAACACCCCTGTTTTTTCTAATACCAGCAAACCCAAAAAGCTCCTGAGTTTCAACAATATGCTCCTTTTGTAATCTAGCTAATGTAGTTTTTTTATACTGTCCGTCTTCATATTTAAAGAACGCACCAACTGGTTTTGCCTTCTTATTTGCCATGAGTTGGGCAATAGTTTTCTCCCTTTCAGAATAAGGGACATCATTTAAAAACATAGCGTCTACAAATTTATCAACAAACTCACCATCTTCTTGTCCAAGTAATTCGGATATGAGATCATCATGTTCTTGTGGTTTTAATTTATGGAGGTTTTTTAGTTTATTGATAAATGGATTACCATCTACATATCTTCTATAAGTATCCTTAACTCCATCCTGTACTTCTTGAACTTTATTTGTAGTTCTGGTAGTCTTCATACCACCTTCAATCTCAAATATATAGTTAGGATTAGCTAATGGTCCTTTACCTATCCAGTCAATATTATCTAGTTGACCATTACTCATAAAAGGATTTGCTGGATCATTAGTTCTTAGTGTTTGGTGGTACTCACCCAAGAACCTATCTGAAACACCTCTAGTAAGAGTACTACTAACTAATTGATCATGCAGTAATTGGTTTGTTTCTGGGGTTAAATTATCAGCGTCATCTAAGTTAATAGTTGTTAAGCGGTTTAGGAAACCTTCAAAATTATCTCCATATAATTCTGATTTTTGTTTTTTACCAATTATTTTTGTTCCTAGAATAGTTTGATCTCCTGTTCTTGAAGTTCTAAGATATTCAGCAATCTGTTCTTGTTGTTCAAGAAGCATTTGCTTGTATAAACTTGGATTTGCTCTTCTTACGTAATGTAAAGCCCTAATGTTTTCAATATTTGCTTGTGCCTGGTACAGGTTTGTATCAAGCCCAACAGTATTGGCTTTAAAGGATTTTTCTGCTAATGTTTCTCGTAGAGAATCAATGTCTCTGATTCGTGAAAACCCTTCTCTAGCTTCTGGTTTTTCATAGGCACGTAAAAAATCACCTAAAACAGAATATTTTCTGTTTCTCATTTCTCCAGAAAACGCTGCTTTTATTTCTCCTTTGTTTGTTTGAACACCTAAATCAGAGTAGTTTAATCCAGCAAACGTTCCAAAAGGTTTGCCTTTATTAAACTTTATATCACTTTCATAATCAATATTTCTAAATCTGGGGGTTTTTTGGGTAAGAGGTTCTTTATACGGAATCATAAATTCCGAAGTTATTTTACCAGTTACAGGGTCTCGTTTTCTGGCTACCATAGATGTAACCATGTCTCCGTCAAAGTCCATAACCATTGATCCTGCAAGAATATCATTCATATGCAGTAAGTTATGTCCAGATTTTGTTGTTTCTAGGTGGTAATACGCTGTTTGGCTAGTATCAACATTATACTCTCCAAACTTTCCAAATGGGTTTTTACCTTGTCCAGCAAGATACTTTTTATGTGCTTCAAGGGTTGATTCGTGTAGGGGAATACCAGTAGTGCTTCCAACAAGTTTTGCTTTAATAATCTCTATTTCATACCCTTGTTTTGCATACGTTTTTTCAACAAAGGAAGATAAACCTCTTCCAATATCAATATTTGCGGCTGCTTCCATGTTTAAGAAAGCAGTCTTTTCAAAGTAACTCTGTGTTCTAGGAGAGGTTAAGTGGTTTGCTATTTGTTTAGCTAAAAACTTTCTTTCCTCATCACTTGCACTTTTCCTTGAATTTTGAAGGTCAAGTAATCTTTTAAGTTCAGCTATAGCTTCTGGAGGTTTGCCGTCATTTCCGTTTCTGAAAATAATAGTAGTTGGTTGAGTTAGACCACCCATTGCTGGCAGTTCAAGAGATCGTAACCCACCTTTGTTATAGTTATAATCACCTAACTCATAACCATTATCTTCCTGTTTATTCTTTAAACCTTCGTCAAATATACTCATTTATTACTACTAACCAAATAGAAGTCTCTATTTAAGTACAAAAGTAATAAATTAATAAAATAATTGTAATATTACACTAATTACTGTTATTGAGGAAGTTATGAAAATGCACACAGATTTTACAGTACCAAAAACCGAGTATGATTATATTGATGTTTTACCTGTCTTTTGCTTGGTACTTAACCCAGAAGCAGGATTTGCTAAATCAACAAATCTAACATCTAGCTTTAAACTTAATGTTTTTAGTGATGATGATTTCCTTAATGATTGTACTGAGGAAAAGAATATATTAACGTCTGAGTATTATGATGTAATATATTTAAGAGATACAAGATTAAGAAATATTACTAAAAAAGAGTGGGATACTAATTATGGTGCCAAGAATGTAAGTCAATATAAGAACTTACACCACTTAAAAAATAAGAAAAGAATTTTGGATGATGAAATTGTTAAAGTAATTTGTCTAAAAAAGATTAGCTATGATTTAAACGATTTAAATCATGGGTATAAAAATCCTAAAAAATATGGAAGATAATAATATAGTACAACATGAAGGCGAGTTTCACTTACCTTCAAAAGACAGCATAAAGAGTGAGGCTACTAAGTTTAGTATTGTAGCTCCAATAACTGAAGATGAATTTGATGATTCTTTGTGGAATCTTGCAACTTTTATGTTGTTCAATACTAAATGGGACCCATCAAATAAGGTAAAAATCCCTAAAAAACTTCCTGTTATTAGTGACATGCCTATGATTTGTAATACAAAGAAGTGTCACTATGCTTCTGTGTGTCCTACCTTAAAAGCAATGGACCCTTCAAATTACCATATCTTAGAAGGGACAAGATGCAGAGAAGAAAAGTATCTTGGAATCCAACACTTTACAACATTAGTTAAAGACCTTAATATTGAACCTGGTCAAGCTGTTGATATTCTAGACGTTGCTAACCTTGTCAGACTCTATATATATAGGAGAAGGATTGATTGGGACATTGCTGTAGAGGGTATGACTATTGAAGCTGTTAACGCTATTGACCATAAAACTAAAAAAGCTTTTGGTGAAATGAAAGAGCACCCCCTATTAAAAGTAGCTAATGCTATTGATAAGCAGATTGATTCTACTAAGAAAAGTTTAATTGCTTCTAGAAAGGATAGGTTAACTATGGCGGCACAGTTTGGTGGGGATAAAGAACAACTCAAAAAACTATTTACTTCACAGTTGTTTGGAGAAGAACCACAATCCCTAGAACCACCAAAAGAAGGTGATAATAATGAGTTTATTTAGTGCATTAGCTGGAAACCTTGCAAAAGCCCCTAGAATAGTATCTAATATTATTAAAGGTGCAGAAGGTGCATTTGTAGGTGCTACAAATGCCTTAGATACAAACTTTTTTGGAATTTTTCGAGCTAAAGCAAAGAATGCTTCTCAAGCAGTTAAAAAACTATTCCCCTACGCAAACGACACCGCTGATAGGCTTGTAAGTGGGGGTGAGATTGAAAAACTAGTTACACCTGATTTTTACAAAAAAATGGGTATGAAATCTCATAACCCTAGAGGTGGTAAAGTTGGTAAATTGTTTGGGCAGACTGTGGACTATACTGATACAGCAATAACACAACAAGATCTGATAGACAATGCTGTTGATGCTAAAGCTGCTGCAAGTCTTAAAGGTATTAAAGTTCAACAAGTACAAGGTGGTAGCCACGCATTTACAAGAACAGTAGCAGATGAAAGAAGATTTTCACCTAATAAAAGCATGGTTAAAAAGGGTGTTGCTGCTCTTGGTGTTGGTTCCGCAGCTGTTGGTTTAATTCAAGGTTTACCTTATCAAACACCCGACCCTACCGTGTACTATGATGGTACAAATATTAGAAATATTAACGACATGGGTGCCAATGCGTCTTACGGACGAGCGATAATGGGGAGGAATAGTAGGTTATAATGCTGGGTAGATTATTTTCACCTATCGGAGCAAAATTTGCTGGGAAAACTTTTGGAGCACTAAAGAGAAACAGTAAACTTGCTGGTAACCCATACCATAACCTTCTTACTAATACTGCTCTTGTAGGTGGTTTAACTTTCATAACCGCACCACAAGAATCCAAGGTACGAGATACTGCTACAGCTATTGCTGGTGGTTACCTGTTTTCTGGTTTTGGTTGGTGGGGTCAATTTATTGGCGGTACAGCCTTCTCAATGGCTTTAGGTGCTGGAGAATACACAAAACATGTTGGAGGGCTTATTAGAGGGTCTGGACAGGCTAGAATGATGGCTTCTGTTCCCTTTTCTGCTTCTCCACAGGGTATGGACTTAGCATATGCTAGTTTTCAAAATACCCAACAAGAAATGAATAAAAATTACGGTCTAGTAGGAAGCGAAGCAACTATTATGGCATCAAGATACTTATCAAGGTAAAAGATAGACAATGTTCGATCAGAATGAATTAACACCAGAAATGGTGGAGGCTTTTCAGAAAGCAAAAAGCAGTCCTTTAACGTTTGCTGAGACGTTTCTATTCAGTCCAAACCCAGGACCCCCATACAAGCCATTCAAGGCTCAGTACCCCCAAAGAATCATAATGAGCTCTACTGCCCGAGATACTTGGGTATGTGTCCATCGACGTGCCGGGAAAATGCAACCTTTGGACTCCTTAGTGTATACTCCAAAAGGTCCTATAAGAATGGGGGATGTCAAAATAGGTACAACAGTGTCTACCCCGAATGGTAAAACAGCACCTGTAACTAATATTATACCTCATGGAATACAAGATGTTTACAGAATCCACTTATCAGATGGTACTTATGTGGATTCGGGTAAAGACCACGAATGGGAGATTTATACTGCACTTGGAAGTAAAGGATCTAGATTAACAAGAAAACTTCAACGTGGCAATGTAGTTAAAACTACAGAAGAGATTCTCAACACATACATTTATAAGTACAGTGACAAAGCTGAGTTCAGATATAAATTAAACCCTGTTAAACCTGTTGAGCATAGTGCCAATACACTTCCTATTGACCCATACTTAATGGGTGTATTATTGGGTGATGGTTCACTATCAACAGGTGAGATTACAAGTGCTGATGAAGAAATCATTACTACCATTCAAAAAAGAACTGGCTTTGAATTAAAAAGAGTCTCTGAGACTAAGAGTAAGGCAAAAAGATATTTCTTAGATTTTGGAAAAGAATACCTCCCAGACCTAGAATCTTTAGGGCTGACAAATAAAAAATCTCATACTAAGTTTATACCTGATATTTACAAGTATAGTAGTGTTGAACAACGTCTTTGGTTGTTACGTGGTTTAATGGACACAGATGGTCATGCTGAAAGAAATAAGAATGGTTCAGCAGAGTTTTGTACTGTATCTAAACAACTCACCCATGATGTTGCTGATCTTGCACGATCTTTGGGTTGTAAGGTGTCTGTGAAGGAGTCTGATGCGTGTTACACTTTGGATGGTGTAAGAAAGGTTACAGGTACTAGATACAGAGCACACATTACAGTACCAGCAGAACTAAATATCTTCAATTTAGAAAGAAAAAATTGTGTTGGGCTTCCTGAAAGGTATCTAAGACGAACTATAGTTAAGGTTGAAAAATTAGATTCCAGAGTGGAGATGCAATGTATAACAGTTGGTGACGAAGATCATTTATACATAACTGATAACTATACTCCTACGCACAATTGCCTAGATAAGAATTCATTCATTGTTGATGCAGATACATTAAGACCAATAAGACTTAAAGATGTAAAAGATAATTTTAATACTGTTACCTACAACTTAAATTCAAATAAACCAGAAAACTCAGGTGCAAGTTTATCAATACCCATTTATAAAAATTGCGTAAAATTTAGATTAGAGTCAGGCGTGTCACTTACCCCCTCTTTAGACCACCTTGTTTATGAAAAGAAAAGTGGTTGGATTCCTGCAAGTGAAATTAAAATAGGTGATCAAATACTTGCTTTTAGTTCATATGAACATGGAGTTAATACTGTAACTGACGAAGAACTTGAAGATATTGCTAACTTTACAATATCCAAGAACCACATTCCTGATGTTGTATTTAATTTTGATTATCTAACATTAAAGAATTATTTTAAAATTTTATTTGTTAATTATGGTCGTTTAGACCACAAACAAAAAAATATTACCTTATCCATATTTAATAAGCCATTTGCTTTTGATTTACAACACCTATTACTTAGATTTAATATTTTCTGTAGGGTGACAAAGGATGGTCTTATAAGAATAGATGATAGTTTAGATGCTGATCTGTTTTTAAGAGATATTTTAGACCTAGACGTTGCTATACACGAAGCTAAAAATCCTAGAAGGTGGGAACTTGTTGTTAATATAACAAATGCAGGGATTCGGGAAGTATATGACATCATTCTCAAAGATAATTGTAACTTCTCCTTCTCAGCAAACAATGTAGTTGTTCATAATAGTTTCTGTTTTTCAGTACTTGCTTTATGGCATGCTGTAACAAGAGAGGGTAAAGCTATTCATGTGTTTGCACCATCAAGCACTCAAATTCTTGAATTCTTTAAAGCAATTGATGATTGGATTGGTGCTAATCCATTACTAAAAGAGTTTGTACACCCAGTAGGTAACTCAAGTGCCCCAATGAAGAGAACATTTATTACTGGTTCTACTATTCATGGACATATTCTTGGTGTAAACGGTACTGCTCCTGACAAACTTCGTGGTATTACTGCTGACGTGGTGTTTGTTGATGAAGGTCAAGGACTCTCCGATGAAGACTGGAGGGTTATTAAGCCAATCATGCGTGGTGACTTAACAAGACGTAAATCTATTAGGACGTATGTTGCTGGTACTCTTAATAAAGCAGAAGGTGAATACTACGAGAAAATTGAAAAGAACTTAAAAAAATCAAAAAATGAAACAATAATTAAAATTCCCATTACTGAAAATGAAGAATGGGATTTTGATATGATTGAAGAAGAAAGGATTGCTGTCAATAGCGAAGCAACCTGGACAACTGAGTACCTATTAGAAGTTGCAGAAGAAGATAGTGCAGTCTTTAAAAAAGAAGATATTGATAATGTTTTCAAATATGATTGGGAACCGTCAATGGAACAGGTTCACCCACATAATCCAATATTCTTAACGGTTGACTGGGATAAAGTACAGTGCGGAACCAATATCCTTATTTCTCAATATGATCCCTACCTAAAAAATCTTAAATTTATATGGCACGAAGAGATATCAAAGGGTGAGTGGACTTATACCTTAGCAGTTAACAGAATAGTTGAACTTTTTGAGGTGTTCAATCCTACACTTGTGATTATTGACCAAGGGGCCTCTGAGAAGCAATGGGAAGACTTAAATAGTATTGCTTTACTGCGACCAGAGCTTGGTTTAGCTCAAAAACTTACAAGGTTAGCTTTCCAATCCAATGTCGTAGTTCCTGATCAACTTACTGGAGAAGATAGGAAGATAAAAGTAAAACCATATCTTGTAGAACTCCTCCGAGCTAAAACACAACAAAGTCTTCTTATGATTCCCAAGAATAGAGAAGACATTCAAAAACAATTCTTAGATTATAAAGTAATTAAAACCACAGCTAATACTGTTAAGTTTACAAGCAAGAACGAGCACATTATTGACTGTTTCTTGTTTGCTATGTTTGGGATATTTACATTATTTGAGAACCCTTACACTATGACTAACGAAAGTTTAGATAATTTTGGGGTTATAGCTGTACCATCAGAAGAAGATGCTGTAAGACAAATTAAAAATAATATGTTAAATATGGATTTAGATGAGTTTGAAGCAGTAGATTTTCTCTATAGTAGATCATCTTTGGATGATTCAATTTATGGTTATGAGAGGGATAATTTTTAATGAACAATAGTTTTTCTGGTTTTATTGATAAAAGAGAAATAGAAAAGAAGGTTGACCAACTTTTAACAACCCTAGAAGACACCACTTCCATTAAAATAACCAACTCTGAGAACAATAACCAGACTAAAGTAGAGTTAACTTCTCCATATTCTTATCTTAAAGATACATATGATATTGTAAAGACAACTACAAGTCTAGTACAGGAAGAAATTAATAGAATAGAAGCTAAATACTCTGACGACGAAGTATTTAGCGCATTTTTTGCTGCTGCAAAAGTACAATTTGCCACCCCTTATGATTCTAACTATAAAACAACACAAGTTCCCCCAGAAAACATTCAAACAATAATTGAAAGGGACATTTATAGAAGACAAACTAACCCAGAAATTATATTAGTTAAAGACTATTATAGAAGCAGGGGACAGTTAGCTGTAATTCAAAATGCTTACGAAAATGTTTATATGCCCCTTTTAGAAAGAGATAATTTAAACTCTGATACAGTAAAAAGATTGTTAATTGGTGTAATCTTAAAGGATCAACAACTAGCTAATAACATAAGAGAAAACATATCTAAAATTAAAGGTTTAGTTGAAGATATTATTAGTGAAGATGCTGTTAAAGGAATTCTTAACCTAGCAAGTACATACCCTAACGAGATTAATAAGTATTTATCGTTCTCTAACTTCTCTTTTGTTACAGAAGTTGACAGATTGTATGATGAATTTAAAATGCTAGATACTGCTTTAGACACCTCTCTAGGGACAGTTTCAGGTAATAATTATGGTAAGTTATCTCGTAGTTGGGGGTTTGATTACCTATACAGAACTAAAGATATTCTATTAAACTTGACTGAGGATGTGGAGAGAGATAATTCTACGTTTACAGCAGACCCTATACTTTTAAAGTACAGACAAACAATAGAAAAATCTTTGTTTGATGCTTTAAAGAATGTTGAAAGTGAATTTCTAGTTCAAGACCAACAATTTTTCCAAGCTTATGAGGTAAGACAAAAGCTATACGGAAATTTAGTTGATTCAACACTAAATAAAATATTCCTTGGACTAAACAAATCAATAAAAAACTACGAAAAACAAATTAAAAAAGAGGGTATATCTGCTAAAGAATTTTTAGAGGAAACAACCAAAGCTAAAAATTACCCACAAACTCCACCCATTAATGCTACTGGTAAAGCACAACAAGCAGCTAGTATTATGAAAAAATGGCTAAAAGGTAAAGTATGATAAGTAGTCTTGTAATTAAATTAAAACAATTTTTAATAAAGTTAGTTTATTTCTGTGAAAGTAAAAATGTCCTCACAGAAAAACAAAGAAGAATAGATGTTGTAGGTGATTGTATTTACAATGACTTACCATTACTTGTTTTAAATACTAAACAAAATAAGGTTGCAGTATTCAATCAAATTGAAAACACTGTTGAGAATTTAAATGTAATTGAGGGTGGAAAATTTAATTATTTTGAGATAAGTAATAATAATATACCTAAATTTGACTTTGTTTGCCCCGAAATTCCACTCTATGTGGTAGTAGGTGGCCCAGAAACAGCTTCTAAACAAACTGCTTTGAATCTGGGTATTAGTAATGAACACTGGGAAAGGGCAAGTTTGGATATAGAAACAATTAAGAAATGCCTGCCCCTTTGTGGAACACTTGGCATTGCAACAAAACCTAAACTAGTTATTTTTAATTGGGATGACCCAGTAAATAAAGCAAGTGTAGTTAGTAAATTAGAAGAGGCATTAAATGAAGCGTAATTTTACAAACGATCTTGGTTTTGTTCAAAAAAATAATGTTGTAGTTAGTGAAGGTATCACCTCTGTAAGTGCTCCTAGTACTTCAGTAGATTATAGTTTTAGTAAACACAATGTTGATGATAAAGATATAAAGAAAGTCATTGACAAAGCTTGTAAAGCATACACAGTTGATGGATTTGTTAGAGTTGCGGTTGATAGACATGCTGAAATGTTTAAAGACTTTGAGCTTCAATCACAAAACACTGAAGCTGTAAAGTATCTTGAAAAAAGATTAACCCTTATTAGTTTATCAACAGGGGAGCATTGGAAGACTCTTATTGCTAGATATTGCCATGAATATTTTAAACATGGTAACCCTATGCTCTTAAAAATAAGGGGTGGAACACAAGAAAATAAACTAGTTAAGAGACCACTATACGTTGAAAAGCCTTATGCTATTAACGGTTTATTCATTGTAAGTCCAACTAAGTACGAACCATACTTAGAAGAAGGACAATTCTTTGGTTGGACTGTTACAGGTAATCAAAAAGACAATACAAAATTAGTCCTTCCAGCATCAGATCCATTAAACTCTAATTTAGGTTTAATTAATAGAACTCAGTCACCTAGTAAGAATAAGGATAAGCTTGTACTTAAAAATGGTGTAGACATTCTTCACACACCATATAAGAAACCATCAAACTCTCATTATGGTATAGGAATTACTTTCCCAGCCCTTGATGATATTTCTTTACTTAGAAATATTGAACAAACAACAGCTATTGGACTTAAAAAGAATACTATTCCTATTTTATGGCACAGAATTCTTAGATCAAATAACCCATACGAAAACCCACAAGAAGAAGTTAGTAAAGTTCTAGCAAGTCACAGAAGGATGACTCAGGATGGTTTAATTGTAACTCCTGGAACACACGAACTTAAAGTATTAGGTTCTGAATCTCAATCACTTAGAACTGAAGGTTATTTAAAGTACTTTGCAACTCGTGCTTTTTCTGGTTTAGGTGTTTCTTCCTTCTTAATGGGATTTGAAACTGGTACTATCGGTACTGGTGAAGCTGCTGTTGAACTTTTAATGAATCGTATTAGGTTCTGTCAATCAGAAATTTCTTTGAATATACAAATGTTCTTATTTAATGAAATGCTTTGGGAAGGTGGTTTTGATCCGTATACTAACGAACAAGATCAAGTAACTCTTATCTTCAAGGAAGTTGATGAAGCAAGAATGATTAAGCTTCGATCACACTTTGTTGATGTCTTCACTAAGAATGGTATTGGGCTAGACGAATTCAGAAAATTATCACAAATACCTGAAAAAGTTAAGTTAAGTGACCTCTATATGAATAGGGTAACTATACCTATCGCAAAAGCTGAGGCGAAAGCTAAGGCAGATTATGCACCAGAACCAGTTGCTCCTACAACACCAAAAACAAAACCTCTAGTTAAAAAGAAAAAAGTTGAATCATTTTTTGATGAAAATTTCAATAGAAATCAAATAAATTCCTTTATTGAAGGGTTTGTTCTTGAATTTGAAATTTACTTTGAAGGGCTTGAAGAGACTATCACTAATTTAGCGGATGATCCACCCGCATTACTAGAATATCTGAAACAACTTGTAGAAGAATAGGCAAAATAAATGATCCCTCCAGAAGTATATAAAGCATTTGAGAAAGAAGGAGCATGGGCTGTATTAGCCCTGATCTCTATTGGCTGGGTTCTTAGAATGGCTGCTAAAGACAGAGAGATGCTTGTTAATTTAATGTTTCAATTTAAATCTGCTATTGATGGATTATCATATTCAGTTGAAAAACTTGGGGATAGGTTAGAAAGCCTAGAAAAGGTTACTGAAAAACATGACGCAATGGCTGAAAGAATGGAGAGGTTAGAAGGATTGTTGAGGGATCAAAATAAATGAAAATAGATTGGGGTTGGCCTAAAGCCGTACTACTCTTTTTTGGTTTAATAGCAAAAGGGTTATCTGTAAACGAACCTTTGCCAATACCAGCAGGAGAATTAATTAAAACAGTATCTAATGTCCTATGGATTGCTTTTGATGGGGCATTTTTGTGGTTACTACAACCACCAAAACAAAAAGTAGACGATAATTCGGAGGAAGTATAAATTATGTTAGGTGGATATAGGGGCAACCCTTATGGAATGGGTGCAGCTAACAGGAGAGGACCTTTAATTTCTCCTGGTGCTCCCCCAATAGTAAATAGATCAATTGTACCACATGGTGGTGCGGGAATAGTGCCTTCTTCTGCTGGTAATTACGCGGGTGTGCCCGTACCTTACAGTGGAAGTAGGGCGATTGTACCGTCCTATACTGGAAGTAGGTCGGTTGTTCCAGCTTATAATGGAAGCACAGCAATTGCACCTTACACACCACCAGCTGGACCAAATTATGCTGGTGTCCCTGTTGGTGATGCTTATAGTCCATATGGTGGAAGCAGAGCAATTGTACCATTTGATGGTGGTGCAACTGGAGCAAGTGGAGCAGGTGGTAGAGCTTCTTACAAGCGAAGAGGACCAAGAATGGGTGGTTTTGGTGGTAAAACTAGTGCATCTTCTATGACTAGAGATATTGTACCCTACAATTCTGTTGGAAAGTTTGCCAAACATGCTGGAAATATTGGTGCTGGGATTGGTGGTTTAATGGCACTTGGTGCTGTTGGTAAAACTTATGACCGACTTAGGCATGGTGAATATGGTGGAGCAGCTTTGTCAGCAGGTATGGGTGCAGCATATGGTTATGGTGCTTATTACTCTGCAATGAATAAACAAGCTATGAGCAATCACTTTGATACCGCCGCCAAATTTGTAGGAAAGAAGGGTTCTGCTGGTTTCTCAAATATTAAGGGAACCAAATGGGGTGGAGCAATTGCTAAATTCTTTAGTTAAGGGTGTATAATGGATATAAATAATTTACATATTATAAATGAATCAGCAGTTTTAAGGGTAGAGAATCCTATCTATGATGGATTAGGTGGACCTATTCAAGAAGCAGCTATTGCTGATTTTAAGGTTAAGGATGTTCAGGCAGTTTACCCCTTAATTAATGCTTTGAATTCTGAGAAGATTACTAGGAATAGTACTTATTATCCTAGACAAGAATTAATTGGTAAGAAGAATAAGTCTAATCCAACTGGATATTCTAGTTGGGTTTTACCATATGCTAAACCTGTTATTGAAGAACACAGATTAAGTGATGGTTGGAATCCTGCTTCTTCACCTTTAGGAAGAGTATTAATGTCTTCCTACAAACCACATGAAGCAAGCAAAATTATTCCTGCAAAAGGTGGTATGCCAGGATATGAAAAAGGTGATGGTGCTATGCAATTTGTATGTTGCATTAGTGACCAAACTGCTGTACCTAAAGTATTAGGTGGAGCTTTCCACACTGTTTCTATTGGTGCAAATGCTGAGGGACTTATTGAGTCTATTTCTGGGCAAGATTTAATTCAACTTAGACGACAAGGAAAAGAGTTGCCGCCATATTCTAGGGGACAGAGATATAATGTTGGCAATAAAGAACAACTATCTTACTGGACTTATAAAGGGATCAGAGGCGCAGAAGTTAGTTATGTAAACTCTCCTAGCGATACTGATGCGTATACACAAGATTCTGACATTGGTATTGATAATGTAAGAATGCTTTTAGGGCAAAAGAAGATTGGTGAAAATACATTTGAGTTCTGTGATGCTTTAACTCTTGAAAATGTTCTTGAAATGTCTTCAAGTGAGTATTATGCTATTGCTCCAGATGCTGAGTTTATTGAATCACAAAAGAGACCAAAGCAATGGAATATTGCTTTCTCTGGTGAGAAGGAAGCTGAAAAAGCAGATGTAACGGAATCTACTAAAGAACCTATCACAGAAAATACTATTGTTGTAGACAAAGATAATAATAGTTTTAAGGTTGTTAAGGTATTAAACTCTGAATACATTCTTGGTAGACAGTTAATAGGAAATAAAGAGTCTCTTAATATTAAGAAGCTTGAACAAAAAAATATTACTAAAACTGGTGAGGCAATTCAATTAAGCATAACTGATAACCTTACAGAAAAAGAAAAAACAGAATTAAAGGAATATTTTAAGAAAAAATCAGATCCTAACAGCGAAATATTAAAGAATTCACCTTTTTCTATTCCTCTATTAGCTTTACACAACAAAGAGTCTTGGGATAATGTTGATTTGAACTGGGCTTGGAGTTTTAAACAAGTAATGGAAAATTGTTTAGATTCTAACACTCTTCAATTATGGGGCATTGGTTTAGGAATAAGCAAAGAGTCTTTAGAAAAAATTAATGCAACTATTGATAAGGTACAAAAATAATGAAAGAATTAAAAGAAAAAGTAAATATGTGCCTAAAGTCCTTAACTGAACTTAAAAAAGCAAAAGAGGAGTTGAAGGAAGATGAAAAGTCTTTAAACGACTTTAATTCCATTTGCTTGTCTCTTATTGAGAGCTTCTACGCTCAGAATAAGGTTGCAGGTTTGGTAGTAAAGGCTTTAGCAGCAGCAGAAGCACCAAATGAAGGAGTTGGTGATGAGGCATTACTTACAAAGTGCCAAGAAGAGTCACTAGAAATTTACGGTGATTGGACAGAAGAAGCTGTACAGGTTGCAGTTATGTCATACGTACTTCAAGGCGGCGAATTTACTCTGTCTGAAGAAGAGTCTGTAAAGATGGTTCCTTTGGAGTCGTTTTACGGTCTTACAGAAAGTATGGGTGATTCTGAGTATACTCAAAAAGAATTTGAGAGTCTTCCTGAAACTGTATTTGCTGGAGAAAACAAAACATTTCCAGTTTACAACTTGGAGTCCGCATTACTAGCAGTTAAAACATTAGAAAGCTTAGAAGAAAAAGAAGATACAACAAATAAGGTATTTGAAGCTTCTGCTAAGTATGGTATTGTTAAGACAGAAAATGGTGTTGGCTTTACTCCAATCCAAATTGAATCAGTCGGCTCTGACAGTAAAGTTACAAAATACGTTCCTTTTGTTTTAAATACAGAAGCAGAATTTAAGGAGTTTTCAGATAATATTGATTTACTAGCAGAAACTTACTCTATTAGTAATGACATAAAAGAAAAAATACTTAGTTTTTCAAATAATATTAAAGAAAAGATTATTGAAAATAAAGAGTATTCCCCTCTATTAGTTAAAGAAAGTGAATTTGACAGCCCAGTTGTTTTAACAAACGAATTTCTGTTGTCATACTTCACAAAGCACGAAGCCCAAAACACTGAAAAAGAAAGTTTGATGAAACTTGTCGGGGCAGTAAGAAAACTTGGGATTAGTAATGAAAGTTTAGAAGAAAACGCAAAGCCGTATTCTGTTTTCGGTACTTCGGTCTTAAAGAAGCTGATGTTAAAACCAGTTGAAGGTAAGGCAGAGGAAACACCTAAAGTAGACGTAGTTGCACAACCCAATTCAGAAGAATCTAGTAAAGCAAAAGAAACAAATAAACCAGAAACAATACTAGAAGTATTTGAGAAAACGCACTTTTCATCATTCAAAAACAGTAAAAAGAAAAAATTAGGAGAAACTAAGTAATGAGTATTTCAGATTTCTATGGCTCGTCAATGCAGCCTACAAAAAGATGGACCGGAGGCTTTACAGAAGTCTCAGGACCACAAGTTGGTCAAACACCGCCAGAAGCTCTGCGTGTTGACCCATTCCTTCCTGGTCAATTTGCTGACCCTTACGATCCAGCCGGAACTATTGTAATCCCAGCAGGTCGTTTTGTGTCTATTGGCCAATCAGCTGCTTCTGCTGATGCTTCCTATACTAGCACTGGTGGTGTTGCTTCGGTTAACACATCTAGAATGGGACAAGCTGCTAGAGGTTTGACTATGCTTACTCTTCACGATGGAAGAAACTTGACTCCTGTTGGATTGTCAACTAATAACATCTTCAAGAGCACTGCACAGTATTCTACTGGCAACCCAACTGCTGGTGGTGAATTCTGGCAAACAGGAAATACGTTTGGTACAGACTCAGCACAAAGTGCATCTGATGTAAAGTTCAGACGCGGATTCTTGGCTGCTGCCCCATTCGTATTGTCAGTTAACAACGCACAAGGTGCTTTGGTTTCTGGTGACAGTTTGACAGGTTTCTGGGGATCAACAACTAGCACTTCAGCTATTGGTTGGATTCACAGAGGTAAGCCAGTTAAGCGACAAGAAAAGACAGTTAGATTCCAATTGTTCTCTGCTGGTACTACTGTTACTTTGACAGAAGCAATCTATCCTGGTATTGAACCACGCGCCATTGCTCTTAGAAATACAACAACTGTTGTAACTGGCTCAACCACTTTTGCCTTCAACGGTACAAACTGGGTTGCAACATTGCCAGCTACTTCAACTGAAATCTTCTATGAGTACGGTCAAGCTGAAGAACAACATGGTGGAGAAGTTGTAAGAATTCAATCTCTCGCTGATGTTAAGTCAAGAGAAGAACTGTTCAAGTTTGTTGAAGTTGCTAGAGGCGACTACCTCAACTATCCTCCAATGAGTCAAAAGGTTGCTGTTGTTACTCGAAATCAGGAAGCTGCTTCGGTTGTTACTGCTAACAGAGTTTATCGAATCCTTAATGCTCCTCTTTCCATCAACCACGCTGTAGTTGTAGAAATGCAAGGAACTGTTCTTGATCCAAGCACTGGAATTCTTGCAACATACTCTTCAGACAACTGGTTTACACTCCCTTCAGGTCCTCAACTTAGTCTGGTGGTTGCTCTTAACGGACCATACCACAACATTAACTGGAGAACAGGTACTATTGAATTTGCTGCAAACGTTGCAACAATTACAGCAGTACGAGTAACCTACTCTTCAATTGCAAATGATAGAACAGGTGCAGTATTGTGGGGTGCTGGTATTGAAGGTCTTACTGATGGACGATACCTTACAGCTGGAGCAGGTTCCGCTGGACAGTTGGTACCATCAAGTAGAACTGGTATTCCGGCTCACCTTAACTTTGCCGATGTTGTCGGTGAAATGAGGTTCCTGGTTAAGAACTAAGATGTACTTTGGGTGGGGCAACCCACCCATAAAAAAATAATTAGGAAATTAAAAAAATGAAAAATAAGAGTATCTTAAATTTAATCAAGGAAGCAACCAGCAACGCAGAATATGAATTTAACAAATTTGTTGAAGCATCTGGAATGACTATCGGCACTGAGGAAGGAAACGTCTCTAAAGCAGAAGCTTTGGGTGCTATGGACTCAGTTAAGGAATATGTCCACGCTCTCTTTACTAGAACTGACTCAGAAGGTAACCGTATGGAAGTTCCAAACGTTGACCTTGCTGAAATGTTGACCTCTTCTGACTCTTCTGGTGTGTTCAAGCGTGTTATCAGTGAGATTCTGGTTAAGCCAAAGGAACCAGCCCTCTTCCTGTCAAATAACGTAGCTAAACAGGTTACTTTAGATGCTAAAGCACCTTTGACAGTTACATTCCCAGTTGTGGGTGCTTACCAAGCGTTCCCAGTTGGTGAAGGACAAGAGTACAGACAACAAGTTATGACTATGCAAGAACACATTGCTAGTCTGCGACTTGGTAAGGTTGGTGTTATGGCTTCTCTTACAGAAGAAGTTGTTGAGCACTCAATCTATCCTCTCATCAACCTTAACCTTGAATTGATGGCAAATGGTATTAACCGATACGGTGAAGAACTTTGCTACAAGGCTTTGACTCAGAAGGCACAAGAAGTTTTCAACAACGATACTGGTGTATCTGCTGAAAGAACTTCAGGTGTTGATGTTGGACAAGTCTGGAACGGTTCAGTTGCTTTGAAGGATATCTTGACAATGGCTGGTGTTGTTGTTGGTAACAGATACGAACCAAGCCACATGTTGATTCACCCTCTGGCATACCACGTTATCTTCCAAGATCCACTTATCCGATCAACATTCTTCCACCAAGGACAAATTGGTAGCGGTATTCACCGACAACTGCCTAAGTTTGACCAAGGTGCAAATATGCCATTTGGTTTGAGTTATGTTCCTTACTACGCTCTTCCTTATCAGGAGTCTGGAGTTATGGCAAGTCACCCAGGTTCAGGTTTCGCATCTGCCCTCTTGACCGACATCTATGTTATTGACAGTGCAAACTCAATGACAATGTTGAGCAGAGGCGATATTGAAATTGACAGCATGGATGACTGGTTCAAGGATGCTACAACTCTTAAGGCACGTAAGTACATGGCTGTTGCTGGTATGGATGGTGGTAAGGGTATGACAGTTGCTCGAAACGTTCGAGTGGTTGAAAACTTTACCCCGATTATGACGGTAAGAAATACGGTCTAAGTTGTGGGGGTGAAAACCCCCACTCATTTTCTCCTTTTAAGGCTTATCTAGTGATAGATAAGCCTCTATTTATAATAAGATGGTTGGATTCCCAGAATTAGTTAATAATTATCCAGAAAACGGTCAAAAAGACTTTTTAGTGGATTCTGACATCTACTTGGATTGGTCTAAAGATATTGACCTCTCTCAGTTAACAGACTCAGGTGAATTATCAAAAAGATTCATCTTAATAAATGAGTCAACTAACACAACTACTCCTCTTACATATATTAGCTATAACGCAAGTAATAAGAGAGTTACCCTAAGACCTAGTACAACTTTAACAGCATCAACATCTTATAGGTTGGTTGTTAGAAGTGGGTTTGCGGATTCTGTTGGAAGAAAGACTAGACAAGACTATACTATTTACTTTACCACAAATAGTATTGGCATATCTACTACAACGCTAGTAACCCCTCCAGACAGTTCAGTACTAATTGATTTACCTTATGTATTTAGCTGGACAGCTAGTACTGCAACTACGGGTGTTGTTAATCTTGGTTATGATGTTAATTTCTATGAAAATGGTATTAATATTGGCACCTTCACAACAGCAAGCACCTCCCTATCTTTAAGTACAGGTAGTTTTGAGTCTGTCATTGGTTCTGTTGTTGGGAGGTCATTAAATTGGGACGTAACACCTAGAACTCATGTGGGTGTTACAGGAACACCTTTCTACACCGTACCTTCTGAAAGACGAACTGTTTTATTTCAGAGAACACAACTAGAAGCTACTGACCCTACATCAAATAGGACTTATGATTATGCAGACTATACTGTAACTAAGCCCTTATACGTAGAAGAAGTAAGTCCAAAACATATGACCTCAATGGTAAACAGTTTTGGAACTATAAGCGTTACATTTTCCCAACCCGTAGCTACTGGAGCTATTAATGATTATATATCATTTACTAGAAAAGATCAACTACCAAGAAACGATATTGAAGCTAGTTATTTAGATCTTCCAGTTAGTGGGTCGTGGGTAGTGTCTGGACTAACAGCAACCTTTACACCTTCAGAGACTATACTTAGTAACCTTAAATATACTATAACAGTTAAAAAAGGTTTACCAAGTTTGAATGGTTTAAGAACCACAACTCAAGAAGAAGTTTTCTGGTTTTCAAGTAGATACAACCCATACTACGTTGATATTAGATTAATTAAATCAAGGTTAAGATCAGAGGCTGCAACAATGCCAGACGATTTAATTAATTTCTATATTTATATGGCATCACTAGAGGCAAATGCTAAGTATCAGGCATGGTTACTAAACTTACCAAGCATATCTAGCTTCTCTGACCCTTTAAGAGAAAGTTATGTTAGGAGTCCAAGTAATAACTTAACTGGTTTTGGTGTATTAAAGTGGGTTGAAAATTACACTCTTTATAACATCTATTCTTCTATTCTTGTAGATGAAATTAGAAATGTTGGTAGAAGAAGAAGATTAGCTGATTACGAAGAATCACTATCAGATCATTTCATAGATGCAATTGATGCTGCAAAGAAAGATGTTAAAGCTGCTCTTGATCATTGGGAGTCCTTCTTGATTCCAGCTATGGATATAGGTGTTGGTGGAAGAATGACAGACACATATCTACCTTATGACCACTATATGGACTTATCATTAGATAGACCAGAATATGATAGGGGAGATATATTCTAATGTCAGAGTGGGGTCAATCTAGATCTAACTGGAAGAAAGCTTATCCTATTGGCAACAGTGCGGAAAAGTTCATCTTTGAAAACCCAGATTACGCAATTTATTTAAGGTTGCGCGATGAGGATAAGTGTGCAAAGCATTGGAGCGATTCAGATGCGTCCACTACCATAGCTAGGGTGACCGAAGAGGCTTGCAGTAAGTGTTGGGGTACTGGGAGACTGGTTACCCCTAAGATCATCCCTATAAGGCTTGCACAAGGACTAGCAAGCACACAAGGTGAAGTAAGAAGCGAAGCTGGTTATCTTGAAGTTTGGAGTTATACTGGATATATTCCAAGAGTTATTAAACCAGAACTTGAAGATATTATTTTAATTTGTGAGTGGAACATTCCTATTGAACAAGTTCCTGTTAACCCTAAAAGAAAAGTTCTTCGTTTTACTGATGCACTAACTATTAAATCAGTTGTTGATAGGTTTGAAAGAGAAGTTGCATACATTGGCATAAACCTAAAAAATACAAATATTGATAAAAATCTGCTTGATAAAAATATTCCACTAACAATAGACACTCCGATTTTCAAAGAAGAAGAGTGGTCTAGAACAACTTACTGGTAATTTATATGGCGACAAACGTTTTAATATTAGGTACAGCTACTGATGGACCATCAAATACTTGTGTTCAAGTTAATAACTTAACAACACTTAAACAGACATTTGGTGGAGAGTACATACAAAACGTATCCCTTACAGCGACAGCTACATCAGCAATACTGGATTATACACCACAAACAACTGTAAAGAATTCAGATACCTTGTTGACTGGTATTCTATATTCTCCAACAGTACAAGATAAAACACTTTATTTTGGGTCAATTGGAGGTACAGGTAAGTTACTTAATTTACATTATTGTCCCTATACAGAATCATCTGACATTATTAGTAATGCCACTTACTTACTTGAAAACGGTCAAACTAATTTCTATTGTGGTAGGTTAGGTGGAGTATCTGCAAATTGTGATCTAGATGATTGGGTTTTTACATCCAAATATCGTGGAATAAAATACAATAATATTAGCTTAGATATAAGCACATCAGGAATTATCTTTGAAGCATTTGAAAACTACCCTGAAAAAACTTATTTTGGTGATGTTGACACTGTTGTTAGTAAGATAAACAGAGACTGTGATAGTGGGTTATTGCCTTTTTATATTAGTAAATATAATATAGAAGCTTTCCCACCTGACGACACTTATACATTATCTAATGGTTCAGATGGTGCTGTTGATTTTAATAGTATTAATGAGTTTTTAGATATTAATGAGATTCCATATAATGTTACTCATGTTGTTGTTCTTGGACACATTGATAACAATATAATGGGAAGAATATCAGACTTCTACAACGATAATTTTAATCAATTAAGACAATTTTGCTTCCAAGTTCCAAGACTTGTTGGTGGTGTTAACTATAGTGGGGGATTGGTTGCATCAACTACTTTTGGCTTGCAAAACCCGTTTGCACCAATAAACACTTTTGAGGCTACATTAAGTGGAACTGTTTTGAGCACAATAGAAGGTTGTTCAATCTCGCCAACAGGAGCTATTGTAGTTGACAATTTAAACCCTACTACTTCAGGGTATGTTGCGTACTCTGGAACAAAGTCACTTAGGCTTTTCCCAGTAAGTTCAGGAGCATTGACATTCACTCCTCCAGCAAACAAAAAAATAAGTTCTTTTGGTTTTTGGAGTTGTAAAGGATCAGAAAGCTACAGATTGACAGCTTTTGATCAGAACAATATTATTTACGAAACAACATCACTAACTGGTGTCGTAGCCGAAGCAAAATACTTTTTTGGTTGTCAATTTAATAAACCCGCAACACGAATAGAATTATTGTTAATAGATACCGACGACCACTTAAATACTACAATTGACGATGTAACGGTGGGTGTGGTGGCTTCTGCTGGTAATGAAAACAATGTTGACGATATCATGTCTTACCTAAGACAACTACAAATACGACACCCATTTGTAACATTATTTGCTGGAACTTGTGATTTAAGTATTAACGGACAGACATGGGTACAGAATTCAGTAAATGCTGTGAGTTTAATTTTACTAGAAAATGATGGTCTGTTAACTAATAAACCTAGTAAAATATTAAGAACAACACCTAACTATGCTGAACCAGAAATTGAATTTGCATACCTTAATGGTATAAATGTATTCAGACGATGGATAGGTAATAATAGTGTGGCTGTGGATAGTTCAGTCTGCTCTGATTCTACTTTCAGTTATAATTATAATTCAAAAGTTTGTGAAATACAAAAACACGCAGTACAATATCTTAGAAAATTCCTTGGAAACAATTTACAACAAGGCTACCAATCAAACTTATCAAACACCTTAAAAGGAATCTTAGACCAAATTAAGAATATAACTATTGAAGATGTCACTATTTATTTGAATGACGGTGTGTTAACTGTATTTATTCAGGGACTTATTTTTTCTCAGATACTAAAAATATCATTTAATGTTATGGTTTCTTAGTCTCTATTTGTTAAAGATGTTTAAATATGCTTTTAAATAGTAATTCAGACAATAGGAGCGACTTTAATCCTTATAAAGTTGGTAGTTACATTTATGAGCTTATAGGGGATTATTTTAAAAACACATACGATGTTGGGTTTTCTAATGCGTATCCCAAAGAAAGCGTAAATAAATCAACCATAGTTTATAAGACAATTAAAAGAGTTCCTGGTGGTGGTAAGAATAAGACCGCCCAAGCAAGAGGAGCTAATTTTGAGAGACAATTACATTCTGATGAGTTTGGACAAGTTGTAGAACAACACAAACAACAACACACCATACACTTAGAGTTTTCTGTTTTCTCTAGTTCTAGTGATGAAGCTGATGACATTGCCTGGGACCTTGAAAATGCAGTAATTGATTGTGAAGGTGAGTTACAAAGACTAGTTGAAGGTTTATCACTATCATTTGAACAACAATACGAAGACACACACTATGCTTGGCAGAGAGTTGATGATTTACTAGTTAGAACTTGCAGATTTCAGTTACTCTTCCCTGTTAGACGCAAAGTAATCCTTCCAGAACTACGAGAAATTAGAGTAGAAAAAAGGTTAGGATTAATGAAAGACATTACTGACATTATAGTTCAACCAGATAGCAATAGCACATTATTTACAATACCAACAAGAAACTCAAACCAAAGAATCTCAGAAGTACTTTCCGTAAGGAAGAGAAAACCCAATTCTACCGTACTTATTGAGCTATACGAAGGTGCAGACTATCAAAAAGTATTAGAAACTGATAACACAATCAAAAGTCTTAAATGGCTTAGAGAATATGGGGCACCACCCAAAGAAAACGAAAGCTTCATTGTTGAGTATGCTTATTACTCAGGAACTACAACACAAACAATTAGGGATGGTTACTTAAATTATCCTACAACCATAAAAAAAGAAGAAACTTAAGGAATAAAAAGCACTCTATTAATAATTAGGAGATAACAAATGGCAATAAGAACTGGATTTACCTCTTCACTTTTTGGAGGGAAGATAAAGCAAATTGTTGAAGGTCCTTCAACAAACACTTTACTTATTATCGGTACAGCACAGGATGGTCCTTTAAATAGTCCTGTTCGTATCACTGACGGAACACAAGCAGAACGAGTATTCGGACCTGCAAATTATAGTAAGGGCTACCTAGACCCGACTACAGGCACTGAATCTAACAAGTATGCTGGAAGTACTCTGCCATTAGCTATTGCACAAGCAATTGCTGCTGGTGCGCGGGACATTGTTGCTGTTAGAGCATCAGGAACCAAAGCAACTGTAACTTTGGGTGGTGGTGGATACTTAACAGGTGTTGCTAGAAACCCAGGACGAATCTACAATACCCAATCTGTATCTCTAGGTATTGTAGGTGACCTTTATACCTTTACCTTGACCCAACCTTTAACAAAGGGTGGTAACCTAGTCCTTACAGGTAGCGCAAGTGGTACTACATTAGGCGAATTTATTATTCGAGTCAATACAAACTTTGCAAATAAGAGTATTGATTTTAATGATACTTCTGCTACTGTAAATCCATATCTTGCTTCTACATTGTCCTCAATCTATGCTGCAACTTCTGGTACAGCTAACTTTACAGGTGGTACTAATGGTTGCTTTGCAAGAGGCGAAACTTATGGTCCTGAACACTTTACAACATCTGGAAGTGGTCTGTTTGATTATGCTCTCGGACTTGTTAACGCAACGACTGGAACATTCCAATCAATTAGAGATAGTAGATACCCATTTGATGTAGCTGTATTGACAGGTGTTCACGTTGATGACCAGGTAACTGCTGGTGGAAACGCAACTTCAACATCCCTGCTTAATGACTTTGCTGACTTCATTGATGCTGTAAGCTCAGAGCAAACACAATGTCATGGAGTTATGGCTACTAGAAGCAATCCTCTTAGAGATAATGCTGATATCATTACTTACGCTAATGATTCGTTGTTAGCAACATCATACGGATATTACCGACAAGCATCTAAGTGGATTAAAGCTGGTCCTATTCTTGCTACTGGAAGAACTCGATCTGGTACTAATGGCACTCTTAAAGATGTCTTCAGTAACGTATCTGTTGTTGCTGGTCCAGACGTAATCTACAATCACCCAGACATGGGCGGAGATTACAACTACCAACCACACGTATCTTACGCTGCATTCTTGACTACTATTCCACCTGAGCAATCAACAACTCAAAGAACCCTGCCAGGTATTAAAGGTTATACTAGACCATTCCCACAAAGCACTGCTGTGTTGTTAGGTAATGGAGTAGGTGCTGACCTTAATAACAATGTCAGCGGTGGTGGAGCATACGTTGTACTCGTCAGAGACCAAATCAGTCCTCTTGGACCTTTGGTTATCAATGATGATGTTACTGCATCTGCTAGAGATGATTTCTTCAGAAATTATCAGCAAATGAATATGTGTGCATCTATTCAAAAGGACATTCAAGTTGCTCTTAGACCGTTCATTGGACAGACTTTGGGTTATGGAACTCAGGCAGCTATGGAAGCTAAGGTGGAAAACGTCTTGGCTGGATACGCATTGTCTGGTGGTCTTAGAGGTAGTAGAGGAGAAGGATACGACTTCAGCATTGAAATGGCTGGAACCGAAGCAGCATTAGGTATCGTAACTGTGTTGTTAGAACTTGCTCTTTCTAGTGCGATTAGACAAATTAAGTTGAATGTTTCAGTGAGACAAGTTGACTAATCTATAATAGGAAAATATAAAAATGGCTAGAACAAACCCTTTTCAAAGAACCGCATACAGTCCGCAGAGTGCGAACTATAAGCCTGTTAGAGATGCATTCAGCGTTGCGGATTTTGCTGATTCAACTTTCTCAGGTCATGACCTACAAGTATACTTCAACGAAATCAAGGTTGGTAACGTTGAAGCAGTATCTTGGACAATTCAAACAGAAACAGTTAGTAACCACGTCATGGGTCGAAGAGACCCAGTTGCCTTTACTCAAGGTAAGCGTGTTGTAGTTGGTTCTATGGTTTTGCAACAATTTGCAAGACACGCATTGCTTCAACAAGTATTTAAACTTCACAATAAAGTGAATGGTTTAGACATCGGTACAATTGGCGACTTGTGGAACCTCTCATCGGGAGCACCTACTAATGGAGTCAATCTTGCTAATGGAAATGTAAACACAGCAAATACAAGGGGATCAAATCCTTTGGGTGTTACATCAAGCTTCAGCAATACTGATGCAAACAACCTTGGTAACTTGTCTAACTTCAGAGGTCTAAGTGCTCAAGATCAACAAGACCAACTTAGAGATCAAATTATTGATGCTGCTAGGTTTGTACGAGATACGAAGGTTATGTATTCTGACCAAATTCCTCCATTTGACATTGCGTTAGTTGGTGTGAACAAGTCTGGTGCTGCTGCTCGTTGTCTGCTTCACGGTATTCAAATTACTCAAGAAACTGGCGGTTACAGCCAAAACGACATGGGTAACTCTGTCGGTATGGCTTTTGTAGCTCTTGCTGTCACTCCTTGGACAGCTATTGAAACTATTAATAGATAATAGTTAAACAAAATCCTGGGTGGAAATCTCCACCCAGGTACTATTTGAATTTGTATGACAGGTAATCTTCTAAATGTTGGTGACAACACCGGTGGTGGATTTGTATGGACTAAAGGTTCTAACCCACCCGTATCCTGGCAACGAGCAAAGAATTACTCTTTTGCCAATATGAAGATTACTGCTTTGATTCCTTATTCAAAGCAAGCACAAAATTCAAAATTAGCCCAAATAGATTTACATAACGTATCTCTTCTTTCTATATCTACTCACAGAGATAAATACCCTGTAGTTAGTCTTGGTAGAAGAGGTATTAGAGCCACAACTAAAGGGCATAGAATGGTTGCTGGTTCCATTGCATTTTCGTTTATTAATGAAAACCCATTTGCACCACTCATAAGAGAATACGCTGCATGGATGGGGAATGCTTTCCAATCCTACACAATTCTGCCTGATGAATTGCCTCCTTTTGATCTATTGGTTTTATTTGAAAGTAGCCAAATAAAAGGAGATAACGCTTATTTCCATATTAGAGGGATACACATCCTGGACTCTGCTAAGAGTGTAAGTACAGATAATATTGTGCTTAATGAAACTTTTAGCTTTATGGCAGAAGCCATATCTGAAATACAAGACTTGTCTGGGTTTGATGTTTATAGTAAAACAACGACAAGCAAAGTACAAGCTACTGCTGATAAAGTGGTGGGTACACTTCCTTCTATTATTTTAACCAACACCATTATTGCGGCTTTAGTTGGTGCTGTTAGTGGTGACTTAACTGGGGTTGATTCTGGTTTAAGTGGAGGTGGAACTAGTCCAAACACCCCACCTATCATACCTCCAGAAGAGGTTCCAGACTCAGGAGATTTAGGTCTAACTTGTATTAATTGTTTAAGATATGGATCTGAAGTACCTACAAAAAATGGACGTAAGAAAGTAGAAGATTTAGTTGTTGGTGAGTTTGTTGATTCATGGTTTGGTGAAGAAGAAATCACCCACATTAAACATGCTGCAAACCAAAAAGTATACAGAGTTTACACAAACAATGGCATAATTAAATGCACCAAAACCCACAGATTTTGTGTTAGTAAAGATGATTGTGACAAATACAAGCTATTAAGTGAACTACATATTGGGGACTTTCTGTTGGATAAAGACTTTAATCCAATTCAAATTCTTGATATTGTTGATGATGGGTATGGTAGTGTTGTAAATATAACATTAAAAGGTCCAAGCCATGCTTATCTTAGTGGTGATATATGGAACCACAATAAGTTTGCTATTATAGATGGAGTTGTGACTGATTGTGATGCTCTTGTACCTAACGCACCAGTAACACCACAACCAAACACACCACCACCAAGCGGTGGTGGAGGTGGAGGAGGCGGTGGCGGCGGTGGGGGTATTATAGTAGTACCAGACGACAGACTAGGTGCAAGGAGTAGCGGAGGATCTGGCACTACCCAGTCAACAAGAGGTGACCTTGACGGTTCAACTGAATTTATTCCTAATCCTTACCTTTTAATAAGCAATAGCGGACTTAAATATGAAGACAATGGTGCAAGGTCTGGTACTTATATAAAGAAACAGAATAAAAACTCCGTAAACACAAGTTCTGCTGGGTTTGATTTCTTAGCTCAAGATGCTGAGAGCATTTTCTTGTACAATGAGGATATTATAAGTACCATATCAAATACTAATACAGGAGAGGCGTAAACATGGAAGAAACCAATAGAGACTCATTGAATGTGAGGGGTGGATTATCTTACAACAGTGAAGAAAGGTGGAGAGTCGTTGATAGTTATAATTCTACTTACTGGTCTGGTTTAGATGTAAACGTTTATGCTAATAATATTAGGCTAGAAGAAGCTGTACAAGTCTCATATCAAATTCTAGAACCAATAAGACCACTGTATAATTATGCAAGTCATGTAGCAAATAGAATTATTCACGGACAAAGAATAGTTGCTGGTGAGTTAACCCTTAACTTTAAGAGAGATGGTTATCTTTTTTCTTTACTTGATGCCTTAAAGAAAGAGGATAATTGGTTACCTGCATCAAGAGATAGTGAGGTTAATTCCCCCATTCCTGCTGTATTGACTGAATATGGTGCTTTTAATTATGATGATACAATTAAAGCAGACATTAAAGCAGGTAAATATAAAGGCAAACTCCTCTCAGACATTATTAAAACAGTTAATGATAGGGAATTACAAACATCTACCCCTAACAGTCAAGCAAACATATCCAACAATTCAGGTATGTTAGAGACAACTTTAGGTGGTTTTGATTTAAATATTATTTATGGTTCACAAATAAAAAGTGAACAAGTATTAAGATTTACAGGTAGTGATACACTAGTAAGTGATGCAACTACAACTAACGACCCAAAAGCAGACACTAAAATTGCAAGCGGATTAAAACTTGTAGGTGTTAGTCTTGGTGGAATTAGTAAAGTAATTTCAGATGATGGTAGAGCATTGATGGAAACTTATACTTTCCAAGCTAAAAACATTCAGATTATTAAATTAGAAGATTTATTTATAGGATAAAATATGTTAGGTAAAGGTAAAGCAGACGAACAAACAATAAAAGAATTGAAACTTTCAAATCCTGGTGTTCCACTACTTAAATGGGCGTGGGCAGGTACTGGTGACGAGATGATTTTCAAGGTTGTTGACAGGGAAACCTATCACTTTATTCTTGAATTGTTGGAGAATTGTAAGAAGAATCGTATTACTACATTTGTAGATGAGATTAACCAAGCACTCTTTGATAGGTGTGTATTGTGGCCAAAATTAACCATTGAAGAAAAGTTTGGTTTACCTATTGGGGTTATTCCTTCTTGTACTAAAGTCATTCAAGAAAAATCAGGTTTCCTTGACGTTGATATTAATGATAGAATCCTAGCTCCATCAACCAGAACCCAAATGATTCAACCATACCATTATTGGGGTGATATCACTGATGAACAGATAACTGAGTTAAGAAAAACAACGTCATTCCCACTCTTCAAGATTATTGTAGAAACATGTGTATTTGTTGTTAGACCAATGACAAGAACAGACGTTCAAGTATCTGCACAAGCTATTGACGACCAATTGGCAATTACAAAAGCGGTGACTATGTGGCCTGATGAAGTACCTTGGGCTGACCTTCCTGCTGGATGGATTCAAACTCTCCACTCTTGTGTATCTGATATTTCAGGTTGGGATGCTGAAGGTATCTGCACAGAACTTTAATTCTTACAACTTACAGTAAGTAATGTGGGTTGCAAATTACTGCAACCCTTTTTATTATAAAACCATATTTGGATATTAAATTGAAAGCACTATTGAAACTGTTAGAAAGTATTAAGACATTACTACAATTATGTTTAAATAAGCAAACATCCGAACTAGATAGGAATTTTAGGTGGTTTGATGTTACCTTGAAAGGACCAGACATGCAACCTAAAAAATACGTTTTTAGGGGATTAACACAGGGGGAGCAATTAGCTGTAGCCAGTAAAGCAACACAATACGAAGCAGAAGAATATATTCTTTCAAGTTGTGTTGCAGATTACAGTTCAAATGAATTACAAGGTACGTGTCTTAGATTACTAGAATTAATTCATTTAAGATCAGGTAGCGACCCAGAAAGATACATAATAACAGAGACATCTAACTGGTTAACACATGAAGACGGATTATACGAAGCAGCTGCAATTTCAGTTTTGTCAGGTATAACACCAACATATTTAAGAAATTGTGACCCAACTGATAGAATGAAGTGCCTTCTATTAGGTAAGATTGTGTTTGAAAACATGACTGGTAAGACTGTGGAAGAAAGTTTTATTAGGGTAGAAGAGAATACTGAATTAAGTGCGGCTGTTCAAAACACAGAAAATAAAATAAAAAATGAAGCCCACCCAGAAGCATTTATGAAGCATGGTGGGAGTTTCCAGTATAAGAAATAATGATAGGATCAGATTTTCACAAAGAGAAAGAAACTTTTATTGATAAAGTTTCAGCATTTGCAAAGTTTGCAGGTGTGGCTGCTGTCGCTCTTGGTTCTGTTCCTTATATTAGTAAAAGTGTTGCGTCTCAATTAGCTGGTCAAGGAACCACTCTAAGAAAATATATTGGGGCAATAGCTGGTGTTCAAGACAGTAAAATACTCTTCTCAGACTCTTTTAACTTCATGGCTGATAGTGTACCAAGAATTAGAAGGTCTTTTTTAAGTAGTGCTTTAAAAGCTGAGAGGAGAACTACCTTCCTTAATGCTATGAGGGAAAACGTAGAGGATTCAAGTCGTGAAGCTTTTGATACTCAGAAACATGCAGTAGCTGAAGTTTTTGATTCCTTTATGGATGGTAATTATTCTAAGATTGCTGACGGTCTTTTACAAGATACCCACATGAAAAGATTCCAAGAAGCCACTCCTGGAATTCAATTTAAGACAGTTAGGGGCGTTACTGGACAGGAAGAAATACTAGAAAAACAAAGAAAAATGGTTCAAGAGTCTATGAAGAAGGCTATCAAAGAGACTCCAGACATTAGAACCAGTACAATATTTCAGGGAGTTAATGGAGCAAAAAATGCTGATGTGTTATTTGATTCAATTAAACGACACCTAAACGAAACTCAATCTGTTGAGACTAAAACCCTAGACCTTTTAGGTTTAACGAAATCACACAAACTTCTAACCTTAAAAGATGTAGAAGGTACTCACAAAGCAGCAGTTGAAACGTACCTTAAAAATGTAGGTAGCGACGATACCGTTGATATTGTATCAGCCAGAGCAAGAAAAGGTTTAGAGGAGCTTTTATACTCTAAAGGTAAAGATGATACGTTAATACCTAACGTCCCAGCTAATATTATAAATGATGTAAACACATTAGTAGATAATACTTTTACTGGTCTTGCAATGAGTGGAGATGGTCAAGTAGTCTCACTATCTCATGCAAGAAATATGAGAAGAAAGGTTGCAAGTTCTGTTAGAAAAGGTGGACAAATTCCATTACTGCCTTTTACTTTTAATATTCCTACAACCATTGGTAAGTTTTTAGAGCCAGATAATACACCTATTAAGAATCTTGGATTCTTAAACAAACTTGGTGAACTAAAAAGAATGGGTGGTTCTTTTGGTGAAAATGATTTTGGTATTGGCATTGGTAGCGATATTATTAAAGTTAACCACTTAAAAGAAACTGATTCATTTGTTTTAGAAAAACTTAATCTAGGCGATGCAAGAAGATTCACTTACTTAGACAATGAAAGAAGCGAGATTCTGCAAAACATGTCTAGGGCAAGATCAGACATTGTTGATGATAATTTATTTAAAGACCTTCTTTCAGACATGGATGAAAAAGGCAACATAAAAGGTGCAGCTAATTTCTTCTTCCAAAGAGAGTCTAAGAATATGACTAAAGTAGAGAGAGCAGCTTATAATGCTCAACCTGAACTCTTTACTTTACTTGTAGAAGATGGAAAACTAAAAGCCAAACCTAGAAACTTAGGTGGTGTAGGGTCAGACATAATAACTAGGTTTTTTGGTGGTGATCCTAGTAATGTCACTTCTGATCAACTTCACCCAAAACTTGTTGCAGGTTTCTTAAAAGAAAATGAGGGTAAAATCCCTACGGCTATTGCTCAAGACTTGCAAAGAAGATTAGGTGCTACTGTTACGCCAGATTCTTACAATGATCTTAATACTGCAATTGCTGCAATAAGCAAAGCAAAAGTATTTGATGGTGACGACTTCTTAGTTCAATTAGCTGAAGTTGCAGGTGATACTGATAAGCTTGGTGCTTTTTTAAGGGGGTCAGATTTAGAATCAAGGACTAACTCCCAGTATGGTGCCACACTATCTAAAGCTCTGGCAGACTATGTTTCTGATAGTGAGAGACTTGGAGACGTTTCAAAAGCCACAAAAGGTGGTTTCAAAGAAAAGGTTGAGGATACTTTATTAGGTGAAAATAGTTTATCATATCTACAAAAGAACATACAAAGAGGACTAGTTGAAGAAGCAAGCGTTAACATAGGTGTAAAAGAAATTGAAGATGCACTTGCAGGTTCCAAGACTGGTTTTACTACATTAGAAGGACTTTTAAGAGACATTAGAGACCCCCTCTCAGCAAATCCAGAGTCTGTTAAGTTTTTTGAAAGTTATTTGGGTGCTGGAGTACAAAATCTTGCTAATCTTGCTGACACAGCTTTTTCTAATACTGCGGCAGAGGAATATATTCCATCTGTTGGAAGGTCAATTGCAAGTGGTTTAGCATCAAAACAAGGTATAGATAGTTTAATTGAAGACCCCATAGCTAGGTTAATTAGCTTAGAAAAACATAGGAGTGATTCACTACTACTCTCAGCTTATACCCAAACTGAGGATAGGGCTGTTAATGCAACTCAACAACTAGCAAATAACCTAGGGGTTTTTGATTATTACGATAAAAATATTTTTCAACGTGGAGTAGAACCACCAACAGTCCCTGAAGAGGTATTCTCCAGGTATACTGTATTACCATCTAATTTTCCTTCTCTTGGTTCCATGTTAACTGGAAGTAAAGAAAGCATGCTTCAGATGATGGCAGAACAAGCTAAAAGAGGTTTTGGTATGTTGAGTGCTGGAAAAGGCTTGGTATATAATAGTGAAGCTCAGGGCTATTTTGGTACAGCTTTTACTGCTTTATCTCATGGTGCGGTTAAGGTTTTAGAAGATGCTGGTTTAGGACTTGCCTCAAGAGACACGACTACCTTTGCAAAAACACACGCTGCTTTATACGCAAAAAGGATTTTACCTGTTATAGTTGCAGGTGAGCTTTATAGAAACTTTAATGCAGATATGCACGAAAAAGATCTTGAAGGTATTGATGATTACAGTGCAAACATATATGCGAATACAAGAATAAATAGTGCAAGACTTAGAGATAATTTTGGTCTAACAGATCCACTTAAAAATTTAGTATATGGTGTTCCTGGATTAGATAATTATCTAAATCCATTATCTGAAGAAGAGACAAGAGAAGATATTCTTTATGGTAACGAGTTTGTAAGAACAGGTAGGTTATTTAGTGTTGGTAACAGAAACCCATTATACGGTGGTGCTGTTGAATCTGCAAGACCAAATGCTTATCGAAGATGGAAATCTCACTGGACTGAAGCAGATAACGTTCAACTATCAAATCCGAACTATAGTTACCTACCAACTCTTACTAATCCTTTTGCACCTCTTTTCAGGTTGTTTAACAGAGACTGGCAACAAGACTTAACAGCTAAAGACAGACCATACGCTTCCAAAGAAGAAATGTTTGACTACTTAGAAAAGAGTCAAGAAGGTTACGCATCAAAAAATTCGGGTAACTATCTACAAGCAGTTTTATCTAGTTATAAAGGTCAGGAACCTGTGGAAGACTTTTTAGATAATGCAGGAGTGGGTGGTTCTACTGATGAAGGTGGAATTTTTAGAGGTTTCGGAATAGGTAAAGGCTCTGGCGGAGGTGGTTCAGGTGGTGGACACGGTTCAGGCGGGGGCGGCGGTGGAGAAGGTGGGTCTTATGGTGATAATAGGGTCTACAAGTATGGTTACAATAAACACTATGAAGAGGAAAATTACCACCACAATGCTTTAAGTGAAGTGTATGAAAAGATGGTTCACCACACTATTACACCTATGGGTATTTATAGTGGGGTGGCAAGACAACTTCCTTTCTATCCAGAAGAGCATGCCTTCCAGATTCAAGACCCTGATAAAGCTTTTTCTACTAATAGACTTCTTTACTCAGCTAAGTTTGGTGAAAAAGGGACTGGGATGTTTGGTGAATTCTTTAGACGATTTATTGACGAGCCAAGACAAGACCCAGACGCATTTAACCCCTTACCTAACTCAATGCCAGGATGGATGCCTTCCAAGTTCCGGACTGGGGACCCATATGCCAGAGTCTCAGACGGAGAACTTGTAATGCCTGGTGATGCTTATGAAAGAGCAAACCCATTTGTACGACCATTAAAAATAAGAGGTTCTTCTATTGGTTTGTCTGAGGATGAGATGGTTAAGTCTTTCCTTGACCCTGTTGGTGTAGAACAAGCAGAACAACTCCAGAATATTATGGAGTTCGGAAGTGCCGCCCATAAAATTATCATGCAACAAATGAATCAACAAGGTATTCTTGTTGGTGCAGAAATTGCCGCATATGATGAGTCTGTGAATGGTAGTGCAACAATTGAAACATTGGTTAGAGGTAAAAGTGGGTTAGAAGTAGTTGAAATTAAGACTAGGGGTACTGAAAATATTAATGAGGATGTCTCAAAATATGAAGACCAACTTATGTACTACATGTACCTTACAAAAACAAAGGTAGGACATATTGCTCACGTTAATAGGGATAACCCATCTGAAGTCAGAATTAAAAGCTATGAATACGACCCACATCGTATGCAAGAGATTTTTGAGAAGGTTGAAAGAGCAAGAAACAGAGTTAAAAATCTTATTGAAGAGGGTGTTGTAAGTCCCTATGAAACTTATGGGTTGCTTGAAAGAATTGAAGTCTTAGCAAAAGTGGCTCCAGAATCAAGTGAGTATCGAAGATATTTACAAAGAGCAGAAGATTCTGGTGCGTTTGGTGGTATGGAAGCAAGAAGATTTGAAATTGCAAAAGAAATTGCAAGAAGAAAATCAGAAATGTATAACTTGTACCCTAAGAGAAATGTTAGATTAGAGACTCAAGCAGTAACTATTGAAGGGTTTACAGATACTGGTAATATTATTACAGACCGAGGTATTGTCAAACTGGCTGGAGTTGATTTTGACCCTCAAGCGTTTACTTACCAAAATCCTGAAGATGTTTATAAGAAGTATGGTCTGAGTGTTGGTAAAAAGGCAAACCTCACATTAATTCAAGGTCAATTCAATCCTGAATTAATGAAGCATACTGTATTAGACGCAATCATTGAGGATGTTAATAGAGAATTAATTAAGTCCGATTATGCTGATAGTGATTACAAATCTAGAAACCCACTAGCAAATCGGGTCATAGGTAGAACTGGTTTTATGTCATCCATTACAGAATACATAACACACAGCGATAATATGGTGTCAAATAAATATCTGCGCGTGAGGACAGGACTTGAACAGTTTAAGAGAGGAGAAGTTTATGGTACTGATGACTACTCTTTGAGAGACATTAAAGATAACTATGTCACACCAACAATTAACTCAATCATAAGTAAAGACCCTATTACAGCAGGTATTCAGTCAGCACTTGCTGCGTCTATTTTTGCACGAACAAGACAATCTAGGTTGAAAGTAGCAAAGGTTGCTGCTGTTGTTGGGGCTAGTCTTTCCATTATTAGGAACATAGGTGAGGCTGTAAGTGGAGATACTTGGACACCTAAACGATATAAAGATCGTGCTGAGTTTGATGAGTATTATGATACTCTGACCTTTATAAAAGAAGCATCCATATCTAATGCGGCAAGGAAGAAAGAGGGTGTAGACGAACTATCTGCTACCATGCAAGAGTCTCAGTTTAATTCTTTGGCTACTGATGCTGAGTTTAAAGCTCGGAGAACTATGTATGGGTTTGATGTTGTGTCAGGTACCTTACAAGAAGCTTTAGATGCCATTCCTAAAAGACAGAGACAGATAGCTGAATCAATTGTCACTACTGGAACTGATAGGGAGAAAGAAGAATTTTATAGGTTGCTTCCAAGAGCGCAAAAAAGGGTTCTAGGTAAGTTCTTAGGTAAAGATGTTGATGATGTTCCTGATAAGCCAACACTAAAAGAATACTTTAGAGACCATGCTTTGCCTGGGGCAGATTGGCAAGGCTGGAAGAGAGACGTTGACCTTGAGGATATTAAGACAAGGGCAAGCGAATTGGAAGGAATTAAGATTGCAAGGCCGAGCAGAAAGAAGCTTGAAAAGGCAAAGGCGTACACTAGAGATATAGAAGTACCAAGAATGAACCGAAGATCAAGGAATAATATAGAGAGAGAAATCGGAAAATTAGCCTCATCTGGCGAATTTGGTAAAATAATTGTAAATTATAGTCAATTTCCCACCGAAAAAAACGTAATAAATATTAACCTAAACGTTTTTTCTGATATATCTTCAGAGATAGAAGCAGAAAAAGAGCGTACTAGGTCTCGACTACAACAATAAAGGTTAAACATGCAGAATAGAAATAACATCCCAACCAAGTTCTTAGAGTTGGCACAATTAGAAGGCATCCGAGCTGAGATAGCTACTGACTATTATTTTAGAAGAATTGAGGGTCAATCTTTTTATGACTTGTCGTTAATTCTTCAAGCTGATTTTGATAATAACAAGCTCACCGCTTCTAGGGCGTTGATGCGATTGTGGAATAATTGGAAGAGCTTTACTTATAACAACACAACATTACAAAATAAGAAAGCTGTTGTTGCAACTGAACCAGCACACATTACTAACACAAGAAGACAGTTTGTTAAAACAAGTTCATTCCTAGACGATGCTAGGGAAGGATTAGAGAAGCTTATTGGGCCTGTGAAGGACATAGAGGCTCCTCTAAGTAGAACAGGGTTGGAAGACACGGTAGATGTTGTTAGTGACCTACACATCCCTTTCCACGATGAAAACAGTCTTAAGAAGTTGATGACTTCAAAATCTAAGAAGCTTATTATTGTAGGTGACTTGA